CCGATCTGGAACATCGGGTTCTTCTGGAACAAGTGGTAGTTCAGGTTCTTCTGGAACAAGTGGTAGTTCAGGTTCTTCAGGAACATCAGGTTCTTCAGGAACATCAGGCTCAGCTGGTACATCAGGAGCTGCTGTGCTTGTTAATTTAGACACAACTACTGATGGTACCGCAGTTACTGGTACAACATCAAATACTGTAACTTCAAGTATTACGATTCCGGCTAACACTGTGGCAGTTGGTGATGTAATAAATATTAGGGTAAGATCGAGAAAAACCGGAACAGCCGGAACTATTACAATGAGATGGTATGTTAATACTTCAGCTGCAATTGGAGGGTCAACAGTAGGTACTAGTACAACTCCCGTAGCGGCAAATATATATATACAGATGTCCAGGTCATTAGCAGTTAAGTCCGCAACTGTTACAGAAGCTTATCAAGGTGGGGGAGCCACATTGGTTGACGATGTTGCATTTACAGCATCGCCAACTAATAATAATATAGACTGGACCGTTCAGCAATTTTTCGTAGTAGCACTTCAAAACGGTGCTACTGGTGATAGTTCACTAAGTTCATTCATAAGTATACAAATATACAAATAAACAGAGCGTAATGGATTATATAGAGATAAATAATAATATTATAACTTATAGAGGTTTTGAATACCGATATGAGTCTTATGAAAAGATTGATGATATGTGTGTTCAGATCTACATGGGAGAGGGATTATATGCATTTATGGGTAATAATACTACAATTAATAATGTACTTTGTAAAAATGCTGATGAAATAATAAGTCGTCTACCATAATATAGCACGGCAACGTCAAGGTCCTTCTCATATAATATAGGTTCAACAATAGGTACTGATGTAGGGGATATAAGATGGACCTCCCATATAGAGGATGTTGAGATAGCAGTTCCTATAGCTCAGTAATAAACGAAACAAAGATATCCCTTAATTGTATAACAAGTAAAGATACTTTGTGAAGAAATTATTGGTAATAACATCTCATCTGTCAACCGGTGGACTACCACAGGTTGCCTGTAAGAAAATAGAACTCTTAAAAGACGATTATACTATAAAGTGTGTTGAATATGGCTGTCATTCTTGGGATTTTGTTGTTCAGAAGAACAGGATTAAGAATTTGATAGGTGAGGAAAATCTCATTACTCTATGGGATGATAAAAATGTTTTAATCGATGTCATTAACGATTTCCAGCCTGATATTATATCGATGGAGGAGTTTCCTGAATTTTTCATGGATACTAATATCGCAAGACAAATCTATAAAAAGGATCGTCAGTATAAAATCTTTGAAACCACACACGACTCAAGTTTCAACCCGAGATCTAAAGTTTGGCTCCCCGATAAATTTATCTTCGTTAGTGTGTTTAATGCTATACAGTATTCAATGTTTGATGTACCTTATGATGTCATTGAATACCCTATTGAAAACAGAGAGAAGAGGAAGGACTTGTTCCAAGAAAAACTTGGATTCGATAAATCATGGAAACACGTTGTTAATATTGGATTATTTACTGAAAGAAAAAACCAAAAATACATTTTTGAAATTGCTCGTAAGTTAGAAAATAGTAAAATTAAGTTTCATTTTATTGGTAATCAGGCAGATAACTTCAAAAGTTATTGGGAACCGTTGATGAATAATAAGCCTGAGAACTGTATTGTTTGGGGAGAAAAGGATAATGTAAATGAGTTTTTGGAAGCGTCCGATTTATTTATGTTCCCGTCAAAAGGAGATAGGAATAATAAAGAATTAAACCCAATTGCTATCAAGGAAGCGATTGAATATGGTATTCCAATGATGATGTATAACTTGGATGTGTATTGTGGAAAATATGATAAACTTCCTCAGGTTACATTTCTAACTGGAAACATAGATGAAGATGTAAATAATATGCTGGACGTATTAAATCCTGTGGATATTGATTACATATTCGATTTTGGTTTTAATTGTGATAATAATCAGGTTACAATTGCCTATGATGTAAATAATATGCCGCATGTATTAAATGCCGGAGGTATTGATTCCCTATTCAATTTTGGTTTTAATGGTGATAATAATCAGATTACAATTAACTATAACGGAAACCAAAAGCTTAATTTTAATGTTAGCATTAGGGATCTGACATCCAAAGCACCAATGTATTGGTTTAATTTACCTTTGGAACATCCGATATTCTATTGGACGATGCCAATTCCTATTCATATTAAGAAATTTAAAGATAATCCTAATTTCAGAGGGTTTTTGATTGAGTTTTATGATTGTGAAACGAACGAATTAGTTTTTGGGCAAGAATTAATAGTTAATAGTAATTTTCACCCGGGAATTCCTGAGTTTAAATTTAAACCTTTGGATTGTAATTACATTAATTATTATGAGTTCTTTGTTGACAGATGCTATGATGGTTTAAACTTGGAAAACCTTGATACGGTAATTGATATTGGTGCGAACGTTGGATTATTTGCCAAGTATATGTATTCGGTAAATGCTAATAAAGTCATTCTAGTTGAGGCAAACCCATATTTGAGGGATAGTATTGAATATCATTTAGATAATGATTTGGAAAAATCTGTTATTTATATGAATCCTGTTTATAAAGAACATACTAAAATTGATTTCATGTTCTCAAAGGAAAATTCAACTATTGGTTCAAATGTTTTAAATGTTGATGGACAATTAGACAGCGTTGTTAGTTGTGATACAATTACAATAGATGACATTTACAAGGATAATAATTACGGTAGAATATCGTTATTTAAATGTGATATTGAAGGTGGTGAATATCCTTTGTTTGAATCAATAACTGACGAACAAATTAATTTGGTTGACAGATTTATGATCGAGTTCCACGAAAACAATGATGGTGAAATTAATGTTATAATTGATAAACTTGAAAAGAATAATTTTGAATATGAAATTATTGTTTTTGATGGTAGTAAAAAAACTAAATCAGATAAGCACACTAAACACGGAGTTATCTTTGCTAAACCAAAGAATGTTAAGGTAAGAAAACCTGGTACTTTAGCATCATCTGTTTATGACGTAACGAAAAATTTTGAAGAACGATTAGCGGAGTATACAGGAGCACCTTATGCGGTTACTGTGGATAATCAAAGTAACGCTTTATTTTTAGCGTTGTATTATGAAAAGATTACTGGTAAAACAATTAAAATACCAAGTAGAACATATCCATCAGTTCCTTGTGAGATTATTCATGCTGGTGGTAAAGTTGAGTTTGAACCTGTTCAGGGAACAACACTGAAAGGTGCTTACCAACTATACCCAACAAATGTTTGGGATTCTGCTTTAAGATTTACTAGTGATATGTATACACCAGGAACACACATGTGTGTATCATTTACTGGTCCATATAAACACTTAAAACTGGGTAAGGGTGGTGCAATATTAACTGATGACTTTGAAGCTTATAAGTGGTTTAAACGAGCTAGATACTCGGGTAGAAATGAAGTTTCATATCATGATGATAATTTTGATATGCTAGGCTGGAATTTTTATATGATGCCTGAAATTGCTTCAAGAGGTTTATTACTTATGAACCAGTTTTATAATATGGACGGAACACCTAAACATAATGATGATTTAGAATTACCTTATCCTGATTTATCGAAATTCAATGTTTATCAAAAATGAAAGAAATAAATTGTGTATTTTCTGTAGGATACCGATGTAATTCTGTTCAGTTTTTAAGAAGATTTGAAGTGTCAAAATTTTCAGGGCCTTTTGACTGGATGTATATTGATTTAGAAACATCATTGATGAATATACATAATAGGTTTGAATTTTATTTAGATGATATTGTTATTTTAAACAAAAATGAGAATGAGTTAATTAATATTAAAAATAAAAATTTCGAATCGATTAATCCCGATATATTGAAATTATACAATTCCAATATATCATATATGAATGAAGATTATTTTAAAACTAGATTACCTATAAATCAAAATTTTACAATTGTAAATTCAAGTGATCTATATGAATGGAATAGGATTTGTGTTTTTCTACATAATGATTTAACCTCTGATGCTGAAGTTAATAAACTTAAAATTAGAATTGATAGGTTAAATGAGGTGATGGATAAAGATAAAAATAAAGTAATGTTATTTTACATATCCAAAATAATTGAATCAAAAACAATAGATGAAGAGATTAATGAAATATATTCATTAGTTAAAAAATATAATATAGAATCAAGTTTAGTTTCAATATTATGTACACCAAATTATAATGATGATATAAAAGTTATCGATAATTGCTTTTTTATTATTAAAAATGTACCTGATTACACCCATCAATTTGAAAATAACAAAACAGATAATAATTTTGAATGGTTAGAATATGGAATGCATGGGATCAATTTTGAAAAAGAATATGAAATAATAAGAAACAATTTTGATTTATCTAACTTGTTAAATAAAGAAGAAGTTTAAAATTGAATATAATGGAAAAATGGATAGAATGAAAATTGCAATTACAGGATCCAAAGGATTCATTGGCTCGTGGTTAATGAATGAATTAGAACAAAACGGACATGAAGTTCACGGTATAGATATAAATGATGATCAACAATCTGACTTACTACAACCAAATGTGTTTAAAAACTGGATAGAAAAAATTAAACCAGATGTTTGTTATCACTTGTCAGCTCAAGTTGGGCGATTGTTTGGTGAAAAAGACGTTGTTCATACAATAAGGCAGAATGCTGAAATTTCAGCAGTTGTTGCTAAATGGTGCGGTGAATTTGGTATTAGACTAGCTTACGTTTCAACCAGTGAGGTTTACGGGGATCAAGCAGAAAGTACTTGTGATGAGTATGGTAAGTTATTACTTCCACATAATTTATATGGTTTGTCTAAAAGATGGGGTGAGGAAGTTTCTCAACTTTTTGCCCCAAAGGATTTAGTCATTGCTCGATTATCCATGCCATATGGACCTGGTGTTCCTCCTGGTAAAGGTAGAAGAGCGATGGATACTATGTTGTGGCAAGCTTATCATAGACTACCAATTACTGTGCATCAAGGTTCTGAAAGATCCTGGTGTTGGGTGGGAGACACTGTTAAAGCTTTAAGAATGATTATCGAAAATCCATCTCCCGGGGTCTATAACATAGGTAGAGATGATGACCCAAGATCAATGTTAGAAATTGCACAAAGAGCGTGTCAATTATCTGATGCCTCTGAGGACTTAATTCAATTAGTTCCTGCGCCCGCAATGCAAACTGTTATAAAGAGATTATCAACGGATAGAATTAGAAGTTTGGGCTGGGAACCAACGGTTGAACTTGAAGAAGGTATAAAAATAGTTTATGAATGGATCAAAAAGTTTGATATCAACAGTGTTGAACATCCATAATTTTTGTTATTAAAAATGAAAATATCTCTTGTATTATTACATTATAATAGAAAGAATCTTCTTATAAAGACATTAGATTCAATAATGAATTCTTCTGTTAGTAAGAATGATTTAGAAATAATTATAATTGACGATGCAAGCATCGAAGAACATAGTATTAAAGAAATTGATAGTTTGTTTCCTGAACTAAAAATCAAAACTCATTTTTTTAATTACGAAGAAAAATGGTGGTTGTGTCCAGTCATACCACTAAACAAAGGAATATCTATGGCAACTGGTGATGTTGTTGTTTTTCTTTGTGGGGAATGCATGTTGATTGGTGATGTCATTTTGGACATCAAAAAAAGAATTAAACCAAATGATTATTTAGTTTATGCAGCTTTATCACTAACAAAAGAAGAAACAGATTTCATCTCTTTACTGAGTTATCCTGAGATTTTAAACTTAAATCTCGAAGGCAATATGTGGTATCAACACAGTATTCATAATAATTTGCAATTAAATTTTTGCACAGCAATTTGTAAGAGTGATTTAGACGAGCTTGGTGGTTTTGATGAGAGGTATGGATGGGGAGTTGATTTTGGTGATGGGGATTTTATACGAAGAATCAAAAGAAAGGGTATGAATATAACTTCGATAGATAATCCACTTACCTATCATCAACATCATGAAAAAGTAATTTATATAGAAACCGAACAAAGAAGATACAAGTTTCCGCCAAAAAATCAAATTTTTGATGAAAAACTCTACGATTATGTCTTAAGTAATGAACCTAATAACATAAAAGTCATAAATTCATTTACTTCTATGAGAGTAGATAAAATAATATTCTCCATTGATGATAATCCCGAATATGATGGATTTTGGGAAATTAACTCTGAAATATGTAAAAATAAATTAGGTATCACTCCTGTTTTATTTAGAATTACTGATAATGATAGCGATTTTTATGAAGATACCTGGGGTATTGTTAAGAATGTTAAAGCAATTCCTAATATAAATACGGGATTCCAAGCTCAGATATACCGAATGTACGCGACTAAGTTTTTTGAAAATGAATGTGTGATGACTAATGATATTGACATGTTACTTTTCAACAAAGATTTTATCACTGAAAATATTAAAGATATCCCTGCTGGTGATTTAGTTATTTTAAATAGTGATGCTTATGATCCAGTAAGACCTGAATGTGTTGGTGTATACTCAGGTCCTGATAGATATCCAATTTGTTATGTTGTTGGTAAAGGTTCGACTTTCAATAAAATAATAAATAACAATGTTTCTTTTGATGAGTATTGTAATAGACTTATTAAGTTAGATTTAAACTGGGACACTGATGAAATTTATTTTGGTAAATGTGTTAATTCACAAAAAGAAGTTACCGTACATAAAGTGATAAGAGGGTATAGTACTAATTTCTTTTGTCCTAATAGAATTGAGAAACATAATTTTAATAATTCAGGAATATTCTCGATTGATTTAGAAAAAAATATTAATTTGGATACCTTTATAGATTGTCATTGTGCTCGGCCTTATATACAACATAAAATTGCGATTGATAATATTAAAAATGCTATATTGAAAAAAGAAAAAAAAGAAATTTATTTAATCGGATGTCATATTGAAAATGAACGACAAAAAGAATTACTTTATGAGTTAGTTGAATTTTTAGAAAAAAATAACAAAAAATTTGTTTTAACTAGTCATACAACTATACCTGATGACATTATCAAAAAAAGTGTCGGGTTTATATATGATTCGGATAATCCAAAATATAAAACTTGGGATCTTAAAGGATTTCCTAAATTTGTTTTCCGGAATGAAAATTTCAACATTGAATCCCCCTATATTACTTATGGGGCATCAGATTACTACCACGTTGGAGTTATTAGATTAATTATTAATGGTTTAAAATATCTTAAAACACTTGATTATGATATAGTTCATTGGATTGAGTATGATTCAATACCTGTCACCGAGATGGATACTAAAGCTAATGAATTATTGAATGAAAATGATTTTATTTTTTATGGTATAGGTACAAGATTTTCGTTTAATTTGTCTAAAGTAAATGATGAATTTATTAGTATGGACAACGATGAAATATTTAAAAATCTATCAGAAAATAACTATTTGGCGGAACAACTGATTGGTAATAAATTGACTAGTGGTGTTAAAAAAACTATTTTCTTAAATGAAGAAGATAGATTTCTTTGGGGTAGATATTCACAAAATTTTAACAATCAAAAAATAAATTTTAGTTTATTTGAGAGCGGGAATGATGTTAATATTTTCATAACTAATATTTCTAGTGATGTTGTAAATGTTTTAATTGAGCATAGAAATGAAAACATAAGTAAAATAGAGATTTACCCTAATGTATGGTTTTTAAGACAAATTTGTTTTATCGGGGATGCCGGTGATTTAAAGATTTCACTTATTGAAAAAGACAATAAAACTGCTATTATGGATGAAAATTTAGGTGACCCTAAAAAATACGAATCGATAGTTAAGTCAGTTAATTTTATTGGGAAATAATGATAGTAGGTTTTGAACAATATAGACATAAGTACAACTTTAATGTCACTGGTGTAATTCATGTTGGTGCCCATGTTGGTCAAGAGTATGATGAATATACAAGAACATTTGGTATGGTACCTACATACTGGTTTGAACCTATACCACATGTGTATAAAGAACTATCTAAAAATTTAAATGGTAAACCTAATGCATTTTATTATAATGTTGCGATAGGTGAAAGAAATTGTGTACATGAAATGTATCTTGATGATGGTAATGAACAACAAAGTTCTTCATTATTGAAACCAAAGGAACATCAAAGTTTTTACCCGCATATTAAATTTAGTGAAGAAAATACTATTAGCATTACTTTAAGTACATTAGATTTTTATGATATAACTTCCTGTAATGTTTTAGTTTTGGATACACAGGGATATGAGTTAAATGCTCTTAAAGGTTCAATTAATACTTTAAAGAATATTGATTACATATTCACAGAGTTTAATCGGATTGAAATGTATGAGGGCTGTCCATCTATTGAGCAACTTGATGAATTTTTATCTCCATTTGGGTTTCAAAGACAAGAGACATGGGATGTTGACGGTGTTTGGGGTGATGCTTTTTATTTAAAAAGACTATGATTAAGAAAGCGTTTATTGGTAATGGAGGTCATTTAAGGGAAGTAATTGCTCACACAAATTATGATGTAACTAGATTTGTTGAAGACGAGTATTTCAAAGGGGAATATAATACATTACCCTTATCACAATTTAATCCGAAAGAATACTCTATTATGATTGCAATTGCTGATAGTCAAGTTAGGTCAAGAATTCAAAAATCACTACCTGAGGATACTAAATATTTTTCATTCATCCATCCATCTTCAATTTTATTGGACAGAAATATTGTAATTGGTGAGGGTTCATTTATCGGGGCTAATTGTATTATAACTACCAATGTTAAGATTGGTAATCACTCGATTTTAAATAGAAATGTTAATATCGGACATGATGTAGTCATAGGTGATTGCTTTAGTGCTATGGCGGGTTCCGTTGTTTCTGGGAATGTTTTAATTGGTGATAATTGTTATATGGGTAACAATTCATCTATACGAGAAAAAATAACTATTTGTGATGATGTAATAATTGGGATGAACGGAAGTGTTGTTAAAAATATTAATAAACCTGGAACCTATGTTGGGGTTCCCGCTAATAAAATTAAATGATGGAAAAATTACTTACGGTTATAGTACCGTCTTATAATTTTGAAAAATATCTTGAAGAGTGCATCGATTCAATCTATAGCCAAGAATTAAATTACGGATTTGAGGTTATTGTTAGAGATGATTGCTCAACAGATAATACTAAGGATGTCTTAATTAGATTGGAGGAAAAATATCCTGATCTAATTATTTTAAATGGCGATGTTAACTTAGGGGCTCTTGAAAATATTAGAACTTTATTAAATTACTGTAAAACAAAATACATTGCGTATATTGATGGTGATGATTATTTTGATAATTATACAATCTTAAATGAAGAAGTTGAGTTTTTAGAAAACAGCCCAAATTATAGTATGGTTTGTACAGGAACAAGATATTTGTATCCTGATGGTACCAAGATACCTACAATTCCTGGATTGTTTATTAGTTCATTTCTTGACGATGTAACACCAAATGATTTACTAACTATCAATCATGCATCCTTTGCAAGAGTGTTTAGAAACGTTCCAAATTTAATAAAGGATTATTTTACAAATTTACCTTATGTTGATTGGCCACTCAATTATGAAATTAGTAAACATGGTTTAATTAAGTGTATTCATAAATGTGGTGGAATATATCGAATATCAAATGATGGTATGTTTTCAAATATTTCAGAAGAGGAAAAAAACAAAAAAAACATAATAGTTTCTAATGAACTCAAAAGACAAAATATTAAAGATGGGTTTAAAACAATAACAATAGTTGATTGTTTCATTCATAATCAAAATGTTTTAAATAAGTTGGAGTTGTGTGTTAATAGCTTAAAAAAGCATAACCATACAATACTTCTTGTGTCTAATACTATTGTTCCTGAACATATATTGAAAATTGTTGATTATCATTTATATAACTCAAATAACATTCTTTTTGAAGGTGAGTATACCAATCGCGAGCCAGTTATTTTTTGGAAAAATCTTGGCTCATTAACAGCTCATGAAGTTATAGATACGATACAAAAACATGGATTACCTGTTATGGTTAATTTGTTCAACTCATTAGATTTGTGTAAGTCATTTGGGTTTACGCATTTCCAAAGAATTGAAGTTGATGATTTATATAGTGAAGAAGGTTATGAATACATGACAACTGTACCAGTGATTTGTTCTACCCAAAACAAAAAGGGAATGTTTTATTTTAATGAAGGTAGAGATGTTTCGTTCCATTATTTTTATTGTGAAATAGAATACTTCCAACAGATAATTAATAGGATTAATTGTGAGGATGACTATAGAAATTACTTACAGACTAATGGGTATGGTACTGATTTTATAAATGTTGAAAAGTACCTTTATGATAATATAAATAGAAACGATTGTGGACTGCTAGTTAGAAAAGACGGCGAGATTGGTATGAAAGCTGATTTTCAAAATACCATATGGAATACTGAAACGACCGCTAGTAACCTATCCTCTAAATTTAAAGGATGCCCTACAAAAATTTATAGCATTAAGGGACAAAATTCGATAATGGTATTATCCTATAACCACAATCATTTCAGATCTGAGAGAAGAATAGTTGTGAAATATATCGACGGTACTTTAGAAACCTTACATCACGGGTTAGAAAACTACGGACATTGGTCATTTAACATTTTTGAAAATGTGATCGAGAAAATATCGGTATATGACGCCCAAAATGATGTATTTTTATACGATTTTATAAATGAAAATATACTTGATTATATTGTTTTCCTATGAATTACAGAATTAAATTAGTTCATTTACAGACAACGCAGAATGAACACAGAGAAAAAGAGTCACGAAAATCTGTACAACAGGTAATCCCTTATGGTATTGAGTATGTGTTGCATCAGAATGAGCTATATAGTTCATTACCTCCAGCTCATACCAGTGTTAGACCGCATAATGTTAGGATGGGCAAGTATGAAGATGTCAATGACCCTGAATATGGTAACGCTTTAACCCCGGCTCACTACGGGTGTTTCGAGGCTTTTAAAATTGGAATATTGTCTGAATTTGATAATGATTTGGACTTTTTAATTGTGTGTGAAGGAGATTGCATTATAGAAGTGCCGATTGAGGAGTTTATCGATAGAGTTAATCAGGTTTGCGATATTGTTAATCTGGAAGATATCTCTTATTTTTCATTTGGCGATACTAAAACTTTAGATCAGGGGTGGCATCAATCTGATGTAGTGAGAGAAATACCCAATCAGGATTTATTGTTTATTACAAATAAAATTATTGGTTTACAATGTGTTATGTTTTCAAAAAAGTCACGTAAAGCAATAATGAATCAATTGAGAACTCATAGATGGGATTGTGCTGACACATTTTTTAATATAATATGTGCAGAACAGGGATTAACTATGGGTGTTTTAAAAAAGAGAATAACAACACAAGTGGATGGTGAATCATTCATTGATAAAGAATATAAAATTTTTACAAAATGAAAAAAATATTAATAACGGGATGTGCGGGATTAATCGGGGCTAATTTCTCAAGGTATCTTTTAGAAAAAGGATATTTTGTTATAGGTATTGATAATTTTTTTGGTGGTTATGAAGATTTTTTACCATCATCTGATAATTTTATATTTTATAAAAAGAATTTAGAAAGTGATGACATTAAGGATATTTTTGATTTGCATAATATCGATTGTGTTTTTCATTTTGCGGCTTATGCTGCGGAAGGACTATCACCATTTATACGTAAATTTAATTACGTAAATAATGTTTTAGCATCAGCGTCATTGATTAACGAATGCATTGAAAGAGATATTAAAATAATTTTCACATCCTCTATGGCGGTATACGGTAATCAGCCCGCACCATTTACCGAGGATATGGTACCAACTCCTATTGACCCTTACGGTATTGCTAAATTTTCAATTGAACAAGATTTGAAATGTGCAAGTGAACAATTTGGTTTGAGATATAATATAGTTAGACCCCATAATGTTCTTGGAATATATCAAAATATATGGGATAAATATCGAAATGTTATTGGTATTTTTATAAATAAAATATTAAATAACGAAGATATTATCATTTATGGTGACGGGGAACAAACAAGAGCTTTTTCAAATATTAAGTTTTACATGGAACCATTTGAAAAATTAATAACTTCTTTTGATAACCAGATTTATAATATTGGTGCTGATAAGTATTTTACCATAAATGAAGTTGCAAATATGGTAAAATTGGTAGCTTCAAAATATGGTTACGATACAAATATAACATATGGCGAATTTAGACATGAAGTTAAACATGCTTATTGTAGCCATGAAAAATCAATAAATCAACTTAGCTTTAATGACGATACTAATTTAGAAGAATTGATTGATGAAATGTTTTGCTGGGCAGCTAAACAACCATTTAGAGATGTTAAAAAAATGGATTATGAAATTAGTAAAAATTTATATTCATATTGGAAATGAGTAAGTATAATGTTGATGTGATAATGTTGGCTAATAATCTGTATGATACACATTATGAGTTAAGTTTAGAAACTATCAATTCTCTTAGAATGACTAATGGGGATGTTAAATTTAACATAATCATTATTGAATCAAACAATAATTCAAATTATGTTTTTGACGATTGCCTTATTGTAAAACCTAATAAAAAATTCAACTACGGTGAATTTACAAATATCGGTTATACGTATTGTACAAATGATTGGGTTATGGTTATAAATAATGATCTGATATTTACACCCGAATGGTTTAATGAAATCATAAAAGTTTATGAAGAAAACCCAAATATAAAATCATTTTCATCGTATGAACCTAATTTTTTAGGCGCTTATTATTGGGGATATTATAATGATACCGATAATTTATATTTTGAGTATAAGGTTCCTATGTACTTAACAGGGTGGTGTTATTTACATAAGCGGGAAATTTTAGAAACCATTGGTGGATGTGATGAACAATTTAGTTTTTATTATGTTGATAACGATTATGGGAAAATGTTAGAATATTATAACATACCACATTGTTTAGTTAAAAGTTCAATTGTGTACCATAAAGCTAATCAAAGTCATGATACTATACCTGATTTAGTGAACGATGTAAAATTTAAAGAAGATGAAATTTTATTTCTTAAAAAATGGAATAATATAGGGTATAATCCTTATAATATCAATACGCATAAAAAGTTAAATATGAAAATTACGCAAGTAACACCAGGGGTTATTACAATACCGCCAAATGGATGGGGTGCAGTTGAAAAAGTAATATGGGAATACCATAATAGCATTAGAGAATTAGGGCATGAATGTGATATAAGATATCTTAATGAGGTGGATATTAACAGTAGCGATATCGTTCATATCCATATGGCTAATTTGGCTATTGAAGCAGCAAACAGAGGTATCCCTTATATCTTCTCATTACACGATCATCATGTTGTTTATTACGGTAAGGACTCATCCAACTACCAGCAAAATTTAGAAGCGATTAAAAGGTCTATAGTATCTTTTACTCATGCTGAGTTTTTAGTTGATTACTTTGATGGAACTGATAAGCTGTTCTATCTATCACATGGTGTTAATACTGGGTTCTTTAAAAATGATAACCCAAAAAGAACGGAACATAAATTGTTATGCCTGGCGAATAATGGTATTTTGAGTGATTCAACATACGATAGGAAAGGATTTAGATATGCAATTGAAGCTGCAATACAATTGGGTTTACCAATTACAATTGCCGGTCCGGAAAACAATAGAATATTCTTTGAACATCATAATGACTTATTAAATTATGATAAGTTAACATTAATGTTCTCAAATCCAAATGAAGAACAGATATTGGAACTATATAAAAGTCATTCGATATTCTTGCATCCTTCTATGTTAGAAGCTGGACATCCAAATCTAACATTATTAGAGGCGGTGTCTTGTAATATGCCGGTTGTTGGCACTTATTTGGGATCACAGACAATCGAAGGAATGGTTGTGGTTGAAAGAGACGTGGATCAGATAGTTAGTGGTATTAGACAAGTTATCGATAACTACGATCTATATCTAAATAACACTGAAATAGATAGACAGAAATACGATTGGAGTGTTATTACCAAAAGGATGGTTAGGATTTACGAAGAACTTATTAGAAGTAGGAAGAATCTGAATAATCTCGAGACAAAACAAAGATTTGATGAAGTTTTCGAAAATACCGAGATAAAACCAAAAGAGATGGTTGAGAAAATTGAAATAATTAATCATTACATCAATGGGGCTTTGGCTGAAATAAAGGGAAATAGCGACGGAAGATATTTGGTTGAGTTTTGGAATAGAAATGGTGATTGCGAGTATCGGGATGAGATCGGGTGTAACATGTGGGTTAAATTGAATAAAAAGTATTTTGATGAATACACTTTGAAAATTTACTCTGGCGGTAATTTAATCAGCGAGAAGAAATATGATGCTAAAAATAAAAGAGTTTATATTGCATTAGACTCAAGATCATTAGGTGATACACTCGCTTGGCTACCGTATGCTGATGAATTCAGAAAGAAGCATAACTGCAAAGTTATTTGCTCAACTTTTTATAATGATTTGTTTGTTAAGGGATACCCTGAAATACAATTCGTTTCACCAGGAAGTATCGTTCATGGTGCATATGCTATGTATGAGATAGGTTGGTTTTATGATGAATCAAGAGAGCCGAGTTTACCCAACACCGTGCCCCTGCAGAAAACTGCAACGGGTATATTGGGTCTTGAATTTGAAGAAATCCGACCTAGCCTTTCTTTTGATAGATCCAATAGACCACATGATAAAAAATATGTAGTGATTTCAACCAGATCAACAGCTGGCTGTAAGGAATGGGAGCATGATAAATGGCAGGACCTTGTTAATTTTCTAAAGTCAAATGGGTATGACGTTGCTGTGATTCAAGAGGACGGGACTAGCCTAGATGGTGTAATAGATTGGACTGGCTCAGACCCACTAGAGAAAAGAATGAACCAGATATATCATGCTGATTTTTTCATAGGGCTTGGATCCGGATTGAGCTGGCTTTCTTGGGCGGTTGGAACCCATGTGGTTATGATTGCTAATTTTTCAGAGGATGGACATGAGTTTACCGGTAACACCACACGTATAACAAATAAGAGTGTTTGTAATTCATGCTGGAATAACAAGAATTTTAAATTCGATAAAGGAGACTGGTACTGGTGTCCAGTAAACAAGGGTACTGATAAACAATTCGAATGCCATAAGTCAATATCCGTAGATATGGTGACAAATAAAATTAAAGAAAAAGGACTGATAAAATGAAAAGCGTAGATTTACCGGAGGAGACCCTGTTAGAAATTCAGGATTTATTGGCTAGAATTAGCTATTCTAAAATGGATTTAGGAGAAGCCCACTTAGCGGTTTCTAATTTTGAAAAGGAATTGGAAAATTTAAAATTAGAGAGAGAAAAAAAGATAGCTGTCTGTGTAGACCTAGAGCAGGAGAAGACTAGGTTAGTGATGAGAATAGTTGAGTCCTATGGTGAGGGTGATCTTGATCTTAATAGCGGCAAATATTTCGTAAAGTAATTTGGCAACTCTGGAGGGTGATATATAGAGAAATCACTATCAAATAAGACCAGAGCCAATGAGTTTCAATCCGGAGGATAGGCTACCAAAGCCAATTAATAAAGTTCTGAATACTAACGGTGAGCAATACGATCTCACTAACCCTAGATTCACAACTGCTGATGGGCTGGAGAATACTACGAAGATCCCGTTCTCTTCGACTGATGACTATTTTTCAACACAGGAGGCTGCTGAAGCTAGAGCACAGCAGATAGGATGCGGTGGATATCACACTGTCATTATAGAGGGTAAGCTTTATTATAGACCCTGTGAAACCGCTAATTACTATTCTATTAGAAAGCAGCAGTTAGATTCTGCTCTTAATTTTCAGTACATTGGTAACTATAGGGTTTTAACGTGGGACACTCCTTTTTTTGGCGTTAGAAAATACAAGGGGTGGATAATAGATGCTTCATATAGCAATAATTCAGGACCTAGTATAAATCCTAATGACGTTCTTGTTGAGTTTAGATATTCCATAGATGGTGAATCCTGGTCCCTTTGGTCAACTGTAGGTACAGCAATGAACAATTTCTCCAATACGGAGGCTGCTATTTTCGAAATAAACCTGGATCCTGCGGATAAATTTTATCCGGAGTTTAGGTTTACCTCGGTTCTAATTAATCCCGACGGAACACTGGGATATGAGTCTAATGAGCCGGTTGATCCTAACGTAACCATAGTGGATTTTCAATTGGATATCGAATATGATTTAGACTATTTGTCAAATGCATCATTGGATAATAAAGTTATAGCTCCTGCTTTGAGATGTTCTAATGAGTATACAAATAGACCAGTAGTATTTGACGATTGCAGATTCACTTTCAATCCTTATGCTGTTAATAGAGCGCTTAACCTTTATCAGGATCTAAGTAAAATAGTAAATAAGGTATTTGGACTTGATGTTAACTATTATTCTGTGCAACCTCAGGCTAGAGGTAAGGATGTGATACTAAAGGAATATACACTGTTCAACGTTGTCGATGAGAAGTGTATAAAAGTTCTAGTTAACCAGAACCAATTTCCCGATAATAAAATTAACTACGATCCGTTTGGTTTACAGTTTGATGAGCCCTTTGAGATACAGATAGACAGAAGGTATTTCGAGGGAATATTTGGAAATGGATCACAGCCTAGAAAAAGAGATATTATTTATTTCCCGATAACTAATAGAATCTATGAGATAAATTCGACATATCTTTTCAGGGATTTCATGAATGCTCCCGTTTATTATAAGATCGAGCTAAAGAAATACCAGCCAAAGAGCAACACATATTTCCAGGATCCAGCATACAAAGAGGAATTGGATGGCATTGCACTTACAACCCAGGAATTGTTTGGTGCTGAAGTAACTAGTGAGGAAGAAAAAGTAACAAAGAGACAGCAATACAACGAGACAACATATGTTAGATCACAGGATCCCATTAGATCATACATCTATTACAATTTAGCTATCATTGGATATGATCTTAATAATAACTGGACGATAGTTCTTAATAACTATTATGATCTTGAATCATCATTTGTTGACAATTCAGAATTTACATCAGATCCATTCAAATATAGGAATGCCATAAGATATAAAGATCTTCCTAAGCTTGGTCTTAAGGAAGAATTGTCTCTGACGTCTTGGTGGAATCTGAGAAATGCTTACGATGATACGAAGCTTAGAAAGATAGGATTTCCTGTTATAAACGTAGATGTTTCTTCCTATACTGAATCTTATGTTGTTTACTCCACATACCCAATAAAGCACAATCTTACAGCATGGAACAGTTATGCAGATAATCCCAATGGATATGTTGCAATACAGGGTGATGCTGCTCACAGCGGTGGATATCTAGTAAGAAGTGTAATAGACGAATACACATTCACCACGATAAATCTAAGTGTTGATTTCGATCCTGGTGTTACGACATGGAAAATGCAAAAGGCACAATCACGTAACTTCCTTAGTGGACTTTATATGGAGGGATTAGAATATAGGGGATTCAGATTTGATATGATCCATTCTGGCTCTATAGAGCAAGATGCTACAAACTATATTCAGCAGGGAAGCTTTTATTTGAGACTTAATAATGACATAGAAATTAACTCTCCGCTTCAGTTCACCGCTAAACACGGCGAATGGTATGCTATTGTAGTAAACGTTTCAAATAAGTATAAGCAGATTTCAATAAATGCTTGGCAGTTATCCTACGATCCAGTTAATCCTCAAGCGCAGTCTAGTGAATTAATTAAGGTTCACGAGTACGTTCAAAGCTTGGATTTACCTGTTCTATTCGACGCTCCTTCTGTTCCGGTGACCGATGTTAGCAGTCCTTTCTATGGAACGGATCAGAATTCCTATAAGGTGTTTACTTCCCCACTATATTTGTCAAATGTAAGATTGTTCAAGAATATGATAGATATAGATAACCAATCAACCGTCTTAAACCAGAATATTGTAAGAGACACACAACTTGCACACATTATAGATAACGCTAAACCGCTTCTGAACGTTCCTAGATTTGTTCGTAGCCGTTAATTTTTTTAATTTATGCCACGTAGAAAACCAAAGATGAACAAGGTCGTCGAGGAAAAAATCAAAGAAACCCTCGATTCAATAATACTTGATGAGAATTTAGATTCAGTAGAAACTGGAACTGGAGAATTACCGAGATTAAAAACAACGGTGCAGATGGATTTTGAGGAGGAAAAAATATCCGCTGCAAGGGATGCCAAGTCTTTGCTGGATTCCTTAGCCATGTTCTATCTTGATGATTCTGGTGCAGATAATAACCCTTATCTTGAATACCGTAAGAAAATAGATTCCATGAACATCTCGTCTATGACATTCCAGCTTAAGAGTGCACAGCATGCGATAACTAAGCTATTGGAAGAAATAGACATGGGTAATATGACGCCTAGACTTTTCGAGGTTTTAGCTCAACTACAGGGACAGGTTATACAAATATCTAAAGATCACCAGGCTTATTTGGATAAAATGGAAAAAAGCTACAAGGTGATGAAGGGAGATATTGATCAGAAGAATTACAACGGAGCTGTTAGAATAGGACCAGACGGGAATTACACAGAACCCGCGAAAGGATTAGGTGACGGAGCAGGGATTAAGGTTCGTGGAACAAGGGGATTGATGGAGAATCTGAGGGATCTGATAGGTGCTGAAATAGTAGACGTTAAACCAGAGGAGATCAAGCCAGGAGCTGTTGTTAATGCTAGGGATAAGATAAGGATGGACGCTGAAGAGAAGGGATACGAGGGTGAAATACCAGAGGGCGGGGACGATCTTCAGATAGAGGATGATCTTTTTAATTAATTTTTATGGCGGAAGAAACAAACAAGAATCAGCCTGATCTGAATGATGGTAATTATTGGAGCACGGCTAAAGTTAACGAGTTACTTAGAAAAGCAGACGAGGAAGGGCTAGACTTCAAGAGCGTAGACAATCCTTTTCATGACAATAACCCTGAGCTAAGAAGATCCAATGTTCTGTTCGAGTACACACAGGATGAGATAATAGAGATCGACAAGTGCGCAAGAGACGTTATCTATTTTGCAAAATATTGTCAGGTTATGACAGATACTGGTCTTGCTTATATTACCCTGAGAGAATATCAAGAATCGGTATTAAGAGAATATCAGGCCAATAGATTTAATATATTTCTAGCACCCCGGCAGGTTGGTAAATCCATAATGTCCGCTGTTTTTCTGGTGTGGTTTTTACTTTTCAACCACGATAAAAATGCGATGATCCTGGCAAACGTTGGTGACACAGCAGAGGAATTGATGGATAAGATAAAGGCCATAATAAAAGGATTGCCTTTCTTTCTGAAGCCCGGAATGATGGTCAATAATGTAATGTCTGTGCGTTTTGATAACGGCTGTAGGGTTATTGCTAAAACGACCACTAAGACATCCGGTATCGGTTTTACTATTCATTTTTTATACATGGACGAGTTTGCTCACATTAACTCATCCTTTATGGAAGCTTTCTTCAGGTCTACATACCCCACGGTATCTTCCTCGAAGGTGTCCCGAATCATTATAACATCTACACCAAATGGAATGAATAAGTTCTATGAGATGTATATGAGCGCTGTTAAGAAAGAGAACACGTTCAATCCAATTAGGGTTGATTGGTGGCAGGTACCTGGTAGGGACGATGTGTGGAAACAGAATGAAATATCTAACCTTGGATCCGAGGAGCTATTTAATCAGGAGTACGGTAATCAGTTCTTAAGCTCCTCTACTTTGCTACTTGGATCACAGGAGTTACAGAAGATAAAAAGAAACGAGGTAGAGTATTTATGGAGGGAGATTGATGAATTTCATTACTCTGACGTAAATTATGAGAATTTTCTATGGCATCCTAAATTTGATATAGATAGTGCTGCAGAAGGGAATAAAAAATATGTTGTATCCGTAGATCTCTCAGGTGGAAACAAGGGTGACTTTACCGTCATTAATGTTTTTAAGGTCTCTCCTCTTCCAAGGAAAGTAATAGAAAGAATAGGTGAATTTGAGGACGAGGGTGATTTCTTTGGTCTTATTCAGGTTGGTATATTAAGGGACAACGAGATAAAACTGGAGGATGTTGTTAAGATACTTAGAATACTGGTAAAGAATGTACTAGGTGTCGAATCTGTGAAAATAGCTCTTGAGATTAACTATAAGGGTGAACTTTTAGTTGATAAATTCCTTTCTGATGATGATTTATTTGAGGAAATTTTTGTTTACACTAAGCATTCTGAATCTGCTAGATCTTCTAAAGCTGGTATAAAATACAATGAAAAGAACAAGATGAAAAACTGTGAGCAGCTCAGAACACTTATTAGAGCAGACAGAATATTAGTGAATGATAAGAAATGGACAGTACCCGAGCTATTCACATTCGGGCTGAATTCAAGAGGAACATATTCCAGCCAAACAGGTCATGATGACGTTGCTATGTCCCTGGTTAATCTCTCCTCTGCTTTTGAAAGTGGCGATTTCTACCAACTGGTCGGAGAACTTTTTGATGCGATGGAAACCCCATATAAAGGATTAATATTAAATAAAATGGGGGAAACCGGGCAATCCCAATCTTCTGATGAATTTGGATTCGGAAACCAAGGTCCTTCTACCAAGGACGGAAAAAGCTTTAGAGACTTTAGTTCCATGATGTAGACCCTTCTTTTTCTAATTTGGTTTGATATATAGACAAAGAAGAAAAAAATCATAAAGAAATAATGGCACAAAAAATTAAAATCGACTATTCACAATTTAGAGCATCGGGCGTTTACACCCTGGAATTTGACAGTTCCGCTAGTGTTATATTAACGTCTACCACTATAAGATTGGTAGTTGGATTCTCTAACAAGGGCCCATTCAACACACCGGTTTACATACCGGATGCATCTACAATGATCTCGATTTTTGGTGATATTGATAGATCACTAGAAAATAGAGGATCTTTCTTCCAAAGATCTATACTAACCTGCTTGAATGCGGGACCAGTTTTTGCTTTAAATTTATTGAAGCTTAATGATGATTTAGACAGTGCTACTCCTGATGTTGTTGATTACAGATCTTATTCTGTTGACACTGAACAATTTAATGGTATTTTAACAAGTAAACTATACTCGTCTTTTTATAACAAAGAGAGATTTTGGTTTGCTTCAACTGAATACTTCTTGGCCACATTGAGCTTACTAGATCAAGGAAGATTACTCAACCTTGTTAATCTTGGTCAACAGCCAATGAGTGTTATCATAAGAAAGTCCACTGACTCGACAACGCCAATAAAGGGATATAATATCTTCGCTATAGATTGGTATGGTGCTGATAATGTGCCTAGTTTTATGCACCCTTATGATTACATTCAGGATTATTTCATTGATGTTATTGCAGTTTCTGGTAGTTGGACTAATTACCCGCAGCTTTCTGTGGATCCTCAATGGAGCCAATATTTTACAGCCAATGGATTTATTAAGAGTCAGATGGATAATTTCCTTAATAATCCTAATGTTCAGCTTCTTGTTTATCAAACAGGATGTATTATACCTGATTTTACCGATTTGAATGGAGTTAATCAGTACATCCAAACGTTGGTTAATAGTGATACTGCTTCAACCGGTTTATTCTGTGCCGTAGACGAAAAGGCGTTTGATGATATTTGTAATAATGTTTATAGGATAGATCTTGTAGGTAATAACCTTATCGACGAATTAACATCAGATAGAGACCTACTAAGCCCAAGACTTGATTTCTTAAGTTACGATCAAGCTTTATTGGCTGATTATTTATACACTGAAGCAAATTACGGAGTTACTGGTGCATCCGGTGCAACTGGTGGTAATATGTACGTTGGTACTTTATTCGATCCGATCACATTTGGAGCTACCGGTGGTACAACAGCCAAGGGTCTTTACGCAAATACATTCCAGGCTTACGATCCGAATTCATTTGATGGTGGATATCACTATATCATTACAGGTACAGGTGGAGCACCTCCTTTAACGACATCTCAGAAATCTTCTCTTAAAACATTCTGTGATATTTCTTCTTCGGCTGATCAGAAATTTATTATAGGTAAAGCTACTATACCTGCTGGTGTAACGGGATCTGTTCCTTCAAGTTTCGGAGGTCCAAACACAACCCAACTAGTTAAGCTTAAGATAGCTTTAACTAAGACTTCTAATTCGGAAGTTAAAATTCTATGGCAACATCCGTTAGATACTGCTTTCTATAGATCTCAAGGTATTACAGTTGAGCCTTGGTCTTACCTGCAACAAGTTCCTATTGATCCTGATATTGCATTTCTAAATTCCGGTGTTGGTGTATATCAATTTGGATGGGCCGATAGAGTAGGCGAGGAGTCTATATTAAACCCAGACGGAGCAGGAGTAACAGGATCGGGATTCCCCAACGGATATTCTAACGCTTTGATAGCGTATTCTATGTCTAACCCTTATATTGATTTTCAATATAACGAGACTGCAGATGGCGATATTATTTGGAAAAATTCAGACGGTACGGACATTCAATATCTGGATTACCAAAGCTTGGTTGATGTAGATGGATTTCCTTATGTAGCGGTTAGATCTTTTAGTAATACTTCTAGAGATATTACTAGCCTAGAAAATATTGCTGCCTTTGGCGCTTCTTATGCCTCAGATAATGTGGGTCTCCCAGTTTCTGCAGATAAGATAGACATCATATCACAAAATGGAAACATAAACGAATACCTTAATGTTATAACTAGGGTAGATGCCACAACGTTTACTGTAGGTTTAGACGCCCTTGGTAACGTTCCTTTAGCAGTTGGCGATTGGATAGTTTCTACTGACCTTAATATATGTTTAGATGCTGCAGGGACAAGACAGTCTAGACTAGGAAAGATCACTACGGTTTCTGCTACAACAACTAGCGGTGTCTACAGAGTAACTTGTGCTAGACCAGTACTTTATTACTCAGGAACACCTCTAAGAGTTCAGAAGTTCACATCGATTGAGGATTTCACTACATCGTTTGATTTCACATACTTCCAAGGTTTCACTATGACCGAAAGGCATAGACCAAATGGAACTGATGCTAGATTAACTGAGATATTAGATGTACTTTACAATACAGATCTTGCTATAGCGCTTGCTAATAAGGACGCTATAACTTACAGATACATTATTGATACATTCGCTGGACAAATACTTCCTAATTCTAAGTATCAATTGAGTAAGTTGGCGATGATGAGACAGCAATCTCTTGCTATCATCAATGCGCCTTCTACTGCTCAATTCCAGGCTTCTACAGATCCTAGATTTACTGATGCACCTACAGCTACTAATCCTAAGCCTCTGTTAAACACTGCTTATATAGCTTCCGGAGGTAATCTATCCTTGAATCCTACATATACATTCAGTCTTCCTTCCGAAGCTGATGGAGCTAAATTCTGTGCATTCTACTCACCTTACATCACTATAAGGGAGTCAAACAGAAACGTAAACGTTCCACCGGCAGCTTTAGTTTCTAATAATTTCATTAGAAAATTTGCGACAGGTGAGCCTTATGCAATAGTAGCAGGCCAAAAAAGAGGGGTTCTTTCAGGACAAACTATAGTAGGTGTTGAATATGATTATAGTGATGCAGACAGAGGAAATTTAGAGCCATTCGGGATAAATCCTATCATCAGAAGAAAAGGGATTGGTGTAGTTATATTCGGTAACGGAACTGCTTATCAACAAGTTAATTCTGCATTCAGCCTTGTTCACGTTAGAGATTTGCTCATCAGCATTGAAACTGACACCAATCAAATTCTTTCTAACTATCTGTTTGACTTCAACGAGGATTCAATCAGACTTGAAATTAAGACTTTGGTTGATAATTACTTAGACGGAGTAAGAGCAGGAGGTGGTATTTATGCTTATAAGACCATCATGGATGCTACTAACAATACACCAGCGATCATTGATATGAACATGGGGGTTATTGACATCATCATCGAGCCTGCAAGAGGTATACAGAAATTCATAAACAGAATCACTGTAACCAGAACAGGCGGTATAGCTGCTGGCGGATTCATACAGTTTGTATAAAATTTGATCACTCAGAAGCAAATAGATAAATAGTTAGTATATGGCAGGCTTACCACATTTTTCAAACTCGATCTCATCGATAAATAACTTTGAACCGGTTTACTTAAACCAGTTTGAGGTAGTAATAAATCCACCAGCTGCTGTAGCTGGTGGACCTATTCTTTTACAGCACGTAACGAAGGTTTCTGGTATGGATGTAGATAAAAATCCAGCTCCTGTAGCTCAGAAGTACAAGTTTGCAAAAAGAAACTACGCGGGAGCTAAACCAGATACTACTGGAATGACCGTTTCAATGAGCTTCACTGTGAACTTGAACGATGCTAATTCTATGTATGTTTTTAAAACACTAAGACAATGGACGGATCTTATCTATAATCCTCTAACCGGAGCAATGGGTGTTAAAAATGACTATGTAGGGTCAATAGTTATTTCAATCTTTAATAAAAACGGTGACGTTTTTAAAAGAGTAGTTTGTAAAGACTGTTTCCCGCTTAGCGCAATTTCGCCAATGAACATAAGTTATGCAGCAGAAGAGGTTTGGAAGATAGACAATATGGAATGGGCAGTTGATTATTGGGAAGATCTATTCCTATAAAAAAAATTAAGAAGAAATGTCAGGATTACCACACTATACTAATTCTCAAGCTGCTATACAGCTTTACGAACCAGTTTATCTTAACCAGTTCGAGGTTATTATTAATACTCCAGCGGGTGTTCAGCAGTTACCTGGTTTAAATGGAGAATTGATACTGACACAGCAGGTTAAGGCTATATCAGGTATGACCGTTGATATACAGCCAGCTGGACCAGTTGAGCAATTCTATAAGTTCGCTACTAGAAGATATGCAGGTGGTGAACCTTCTCAGACCGACATGGATTTAACCATGGAATTTGAGGTTAACCTTAACGAATCCAATTCGATGACGGTGTACAGGACTCTTAGACAATGGTCGGATCTTATCTATAACCCATTGACTGGTGCTATGGGACTTAAGCGTGATTATGTTGGATCTATGGTTATATCTATATTCAATAAGCAGGGTGATGTTTTTAGAAGAATAAGAATACCTGTTTGCTTTATAAGTACGCCAATACCAGCTTTGGAGCTAGATTATGACCAAGGAGCTAATATCTATAGTATCAGTATTTCTTGGAAATGTGATTACTGGGAAGATCTTTTCTTGTAAAACAAAGAAACTTAAAGGGAAAGGACACTATAAATTGTGTCCTTTTTTTGTGGACCGTTATATAATTTATAACATAAGATCTTAATATTATGAAGAATTTATCGCCCGAGGAAATCCTCAGAAATAAAGAAGCAGCTAGTGGATTCGTCTATGACGATCCTAAAGATGAAGTAACTGTAACAAATACCGAGAATCCGGTTACACTAAACGAGAATCCGGTTACCCTAAGTGAAAATGCTTACGCCTCGCAGGAACCATCTCCTCCTAAAGCACCTATTGAGGAGCAGCCTGTTCAGAACCCCCCTAATTCGTTAGGCAGGGTCGAAAGAAAGCATCCTTACTTTCAACAGGAAGCTCAATCTACTCAGCCCCATAATAGTGCTCAAAAACAGCCTGGTGAGTTAGGCTGGAAGAATATACCAATGGGCATACTTCCATCAAAGGGTATGTACTACCCAGATGGCACTAGAATAGCTATTAGAGCTGCGGAGGTAAAGGAAATCAGACATTTCTCAACGATAGACGATGAGGATAGAATAGACATAGAGGAAAAATTAGGCTATATCCTAGATAAGTGTATGAGAATGGATTTTCCGACACAGGGTATAGTTTCTTATCAAGACCTAAAATCCGAGGATAGATTTTTCATAACATTAGCAATAAGAGATCTAACTTTTACTAGAGGTGAGAATAGTGTAATATTGATTCCTAATAATCCCTGTGAATCTAAGGAATGCCCGGTAAGGGAAGGATTTGAACTTAGAACCGGTGTTTTGTCGATGTATGAAATTGAAGATAAAATACTGGAATATTATGACAGCGAAAGAAGATGTTTTTCTTTTGATATAAAGAAGCTGGATAAAAATATTAAGATGTTTGTTCCTAGTATAGGAGTTACTAAAAGAATATCAGATTTTATAATATCCCTTGCCAAGAGAGGCGTTGAAATAGATGATGCTTTTGTACAGATATCCCCTTTCATATTTGAGGATTGGAGAACTCTAACTGAAGGGTCATTTCAGGCAAGATTAAAAGACAGTGATTCCTGGTCAAAAGAGGAATTCAGCTTACTGTTTGAATTATCTGAAAAAATAAAAATAGGTACAAAGTCCAAGGCATTGGTAAAGTGCCCTAAGTGCGGTGGAAGGGAGGTCACCGCCGACATTACCTTTCCCAAAGGGCTTAGATCCCTTTTCGTTATTTCAGATATCATTGGAGAACTTCTTTGATCTGAAGTTTAGACTATGGAAGGAGCACGGTCTTGATCCTGAATGGGTAGAGAGAATACCTTATTATGAATACCAGATATGGATAGATAAGCTTAATCTCGCTATCGATGTTGATAATCAAGAGGTACTTGCAGATTCAGGAAAGAGCACAGTTTTCTCTTTTAGGAAGTAAAATTGCAACTAAAATATATAGAAATAAAGAATTATTTCATAAATGTCATCTACCGAAAGTGAAAAACAGTTCATTGACCTATCGAGAAGTTTAGAGGGTCTCGTTGGTGAATTGAAAAAAATGAACATATCGTCTATCAAGGAAGATATTAAGAAACAGGGTGATGTTATAGAGAGATCACTCGGTAATGTAAAGGGTAGCTTTAGGAGAGGTGGTAAAACTAAGGATGATGGAAACTATTTAGTTGGTGAGAATGGGCCAGAAGTGGTTTCGCTTCCTACCGGATCCTCAATAATACCTTTAGATGTTTCAGATTTAATAGAGGGATTAAAAAATGTTTCTAAGCTCAAGGACGATCTCGATGATAAGACTTTAAACTATGACAAGGATAAGGGTGTTGTAGTTACACCAGCAGGCGATTTTGATATTGGCTTTCTAAAAAGCCAGATCGAAAAGCAAATAGCTGAGGATGCTGCTATGGATGTTTCCGATGGTGGTAAAAGTGCAGAAGCTGTAGTTGCTCTTGAAAAATTACAGGATAAGATAAAAAATGCTAAACCTGAAAGCAAAGAGGGAAGCATGGATGAAAAAATTGGTAAATCAGCGGGCCCGAGTGCAGAGGAAATAAAAGCGGAGAGAGAAAGATTATTAGCGGAAGACTATGAATTCTATACCGAATATCCTAAAAGCCTACAGGATGATCTAGATTCTTATATAAGTAGTTACAATTCTGGACCTGGCTCTTCCCTTAATAAAACTGCGGAACCAGAATTAACTGAGAAGGAAAAGCCTAATTCTAAAGAGGAAAGAGAGGGAAAGGAAAGGGATAATTCAAAAGAGGAAAGCACAGAGAAGACCTCAAAAAAGAAAAATAAAAAAGAAAAAAAAGAAAAAGAGGGGACTGGAGAAGGTCTATTTTCTAAAGGAAAGTCAACCGAGCGTAAGGAGAATAAAAGTGGTAGTGCTATAAGTACAGGTCTTTCCATTCTTGAAAAAAAATCAGGGCTAACAGATAAAGCTGTTAACTTGGGATCCAAATTTGGTATATCTGGCGATAAAACCGAAAAGTTAATCAACACGGCTAATCAGAAAGCTGTAAGTAAAGTTCAGGATTTGGGTAAAAAATCACCTAAGGAAAATACGGATAAAGAAGATACCAAAAGTAAAGCAGTAAACGAGAAGCCTGAATTGAATCCACCACCTAAGCCAGCACCACCACCCGAACCCAAGCCTGCTCCAGCCGCAGCCCCTGCCCCGGAGAAGAGCAAATCAGCAAATCCGGAGGCTAGCTCAAAATCAGAAACTACTGAGACACCTAGCAAATCAGGGACATCTGAGCCCTCGTCTAGTGGAGCTTCTAATTCTTCCTCTGGTGCATCTCTGTCTAACGAGGATGCTAAAGACATTAAAAGCCTTCTTAGTAAGATAGCAAATACGCTAGCTGGACCACTAAATATTAGTTCACCTGATCCTTTTAGACCAGATTCTAGAAGAATTTAATTTAAATCCTCGGGTTTCATGCGGATTTTTGTATTACATTTGAGGTATATTAAACTGGAATGCCTATGTCAGAAAAGATACTCTTTAAAGATCTATCTTTCATAAATGAAGAATTTATAGAAAAAAACATCTCCTGGAGAGTTATACCACAGCCAGATTCAACGTATTTACTTTTAACTGGTGATAACTTATATTTAAACGAAAAAGAGGAGAGAATGGATTCCGTGTATCTTGAGATGGCTGAATCCTGGGGAAAGAATTCCCATTGTAAAAGAGCACAGGTTGGATGTTTAATGGTTAAAAATAAGTCTATTATATCGGATGGGTATAACGGATCACCAACGGGATTTCCTAATGTATGCGAGGATGAGAAAGGTGATACCCTATCATGGGTTTTGCATGCGGAGGCAAATGCTATAACAAAGTTAGCTAAGAGCACTCAGAGCTCCGATGGCTCTACTATTTACGTAACTCTTTCCCCTTGTTTCGAATGCTCAAAACTAATCATTCAATCCGCTATAAAAAGAGTAGTTTTTACCGAGCTATATAGGAAGCATGATTCATTGTCCTTTCTTTTAAGAGGCGGGATTGAATTAATGAAATTATAATTTGTAAATATATTTATATAATGATAGAACAGAAAGAGAAGGCTGAGAAAAACATCCAAAAACTTGCAGGAAATTTCCTATTCGAGAAGAACGAGAAATCATTCAAAGAACTTTTTGAGAGATTGAGACCAGGTGTATTGAATCACTGCTACGTTATTCTAAAAGACAGGGAATTAGCGGAGGATGCTTTCATCAACACAATGACCAAGATCTGGACTAAAATAGATCAATATGATGATGAGAGAGGTAATTTCTCTACGTGGTGTTATAATATTGCACGTAACGAGAGCTTGTTGCTAATTAAATCTAGAAACAAATACGTTTCACAGAATGAAAAGGAATTAGATTTCCATTCAATTAAGCACGATTCAATCATGGGCGAGCATTATGTTCTAGAAAATTCAATTGATTATGCTTTTTTCAACGAAGAGAACACTGTTGATGCCGTATATGAGGCGGTCATAGACGAAATAAGGACATTACCTGAACTCTACCGAGACATTATGGTAGACCGAGAGATAAATGGTATGAAATACAAGGACATAGCGATCAAATATGGTATCAAGAAAAGATCCATAGCTACGAGAATAAGAAGAGCAAGAGCTAAGATCAAGAAAAAAATGGGGAAACCTTAATGGAATAATACGATATAAATTAAAAGTTAACATCATGTTTGGAGCACTAAAGGAATTTTACATCTACCTTAAATATCGTAAGATGGTCAAGAGCGAGGCTGCAAGCGATATAATTTGGACCAGAAGGGGACTTAGATACGATTGGCTTTGCAGAATTTATACGGTGGTTAATCTTCCACCGCAGGTGACACTATCAAAGGATTTGCCTCTGGAGTCTAGACCATCTTTTGTTTTTGAAACGATTAAGCCTATTAATGAATATTTAGGAAAGGTTGGGCTGGAAGAGATGATATCTGTTTCACTTGATCCTATCCAGACAACTAACAATGAATCATACCTTGTCGTGTATTATTTTGTTTTCCGTAAGCTGACTTGGTTTTGGTTTATTTTTTATTCCATACTTTTGCCTGTTTCATCAATTTGGGCCATAATTCACTTTCTCTTTTAAATTATAATACCATGAAAGAAATACTGCTAAAAGAGAAAGATGAAATAGAGAAGAGACTTAAAGTGTTTAATGATGCTAATTTTATTTTTGACGAACCTTCACATACCTACACATACTCTGGTAAAAAATTCGATTCAGTTACAACTTTCCTGAAGAATTTTAAAGAACCGTTCCAGAGGGATTATTGGGTAAGAGAAAAAGCAAGACAGAGAGGAGTTGACCCGTCTGTCATAGAGAACGAGTGGAAGGAAAAAGCTGACAAATCTACTGTTCTCGGTACAAACGTACATAAATGGATAGAGGATTTTTGGACTGGCCTTAATCCAGAAATGCCTGAACCAGGGGAGGAGATGGAGAGAGTTTTGAAGTTTAAGGAATTGTACGAGCAAAAATTAAAAGATCTAGTTCCCCTGCCTTCTGAGCTAAAAATATTCTCTAAGAAATGGAGATTAGCTGGAACTATAGATCAGCCATTTCTAATGTGGGACGAGAAGAGAAATAAAATTTTAATATTAATAGGCGACTGGAAAACAAACAAGGAATTTAAGCACGACGATCATCCAAAGGGGAGATATAAAAAATTGCTTAGACCTTTTCATACTCTTTACGAGAATCAGCATAATGAATATTCTATACAGCTTTCCATGTATAGACTGATACTAGAGGAAGCTATTGGTTTGGAGACCGAAAGCGGATTCCTAGTTCATATAGGACCAGATGGACCCGCTAGAATATTCCCAGCGAGAGATCTTCGAGCTCCTCTTAGAGCCTACCTAGATCAAAATAGAGCAGAGTCTGATATCTTCGATATTGAATAAAATAGTGAAACTTATTACTAAAAAGAAGTATAAATTAAAAAAATAACAAAATGGCTACTAGACAAAAGGAAAAAAACGAAGAATTGAATTTAGCATCCTCAGCTAATTTAGATAGATTACCAGGTGAGATTGAAACTATGGAATTTGGGGGTATGCACATTTCGGTTGATGAAGAAAAAGTTCAAAGAATTGAAAAAGAACTAGAGGAAAAAATAGAGGAGTCCAGAAAAAAAGTATATGCTGTTTCTATGGATACCGAAGCATTCCAAGCTTTTAAAAAATACATAACCGAGAGTGCTGAATGGAGCTCCACCGAGTCTATTGGTATTGTAGAGATTAGCAAATCTATCTCTAAGATTGAAAAAGAAGGAATTAAAGACAACATGGTTTATATGAGCTCTTTGACTCTTGAGGCTAGTCACTATTTCATTTCTAAGTCAAGAGGTAAAGGACTAGATGAAGCAAAGAACTTCATTAAGCTATACAAGCCTATTGATATTGCATTAAATGATGTAAAAGAGGACAATAGAAATATCGAGGAGATTAGAAAAAGATTAAACGCAGCTCAACAAGGTATAGAGCTAGTGTAATTAATTTTTAAATAGCATCTAAAAAAGCCGGGTTTCCGGCTTTTTCTTTTTCCAAAATAATATTAGATAAATACTTAGTACTTTAAAACAATAAAACAATAAAACATGAAAACATTAGAAAAAATTAAGGAATATTCCTGGTCAATTACCCTTTTCTTACTTTTAGTTGTATTTTTAAAACAATGCGGAGTAAACAGAGAGGTTGATAGAATAGATAAAGAGATTAAGAAAATAACACAATCCACCGATTCTATACAAGAGTCACTTATAACTAAGGATCAGATGGATAATGCTCTTAAGCAGAATATGTTCAATTTTCTTATTTACGAAGACGATTTCGATAAAGGAAAAACCTCTTTGTCTGATATAAAATCCAAGATAGAAAATCCTAATAAGTAATCGTATGGAGAAAGGATGGCTAAAATACTTTATAATAGGAACTTTTGTTTCTCTTTACCTCGTAGTGTCCGTAATCTCTACGATACACGTTATTCAATTCTTTGATCTTACAAATCCAAAGTGGCTTTCAGTGTCACTTGCGATAGCTTTTGAACTCGGTGCAGCTGCTTCCCTTGCTTCCCTTATAGCTCTAGATAAGATGAACAAATTCCTAGTTTGGATACTTTTTATAACGCTTACTGCTATGCAAGCTATGGGAAATACCTACTATGCATATACAAACATACAGGATTTCCAGGGATGGAGCGAGCTATTTGGCTTAATAGAAGAGGATGTTATATTTCAAAAACGTATATTGTCGATAATCAGCGGTGCAATACTTCCTCTTGTAGCGCTGGGCTTTATAAAATCTCTAGTTGATTACATAAAGCCAGAGGTTCAGGAGCAGATATTGAACCCCGACACTATCGGGGAAGAAGATGATGCTTCACCTGTGATGGATCTAGAGATCGTGGCATCTAGCGATAAACACGAGGTTCCTTTGGAAAATAATGTAGATGTTATAAGTATATCTGAGATGAAAGAGGAGGATCCTGCTATCAAAATTGAGGAAGCTAGTGATCTACCAGATTTGCAGTATGTAAACGTTGGAGAGGATCGTCCTGAAGCTAATAATCAGATTTTACCACAGACTTTCAACGAAATAACGAACGCTAACTCCAACAGAAAATCACTGAAGCAAGGCGTTCCCCCTTTCATATAAGGATAAATAAAAGAATAAGAAATGGCAGATTACCCACAGATCCAACAGGAGTCAGATAACTTAAATTACGACGGAGGAGGTAGTACAGGCGGTACATATACCCAAACTGTACAGGGTGGATCTACTAGTGCGCCAGTTTTCACACCTGGTGCTTGTACTTTTACTGCTAGATACACTAACGTTGCTAGAACAAGGGAAGCATTACCGCTGATAGATTGGACGTTTAAGTATAAGAACCAACCTGCTTTTTTTAAATACTTCAAGTCCTCTTTTAATGTATGCCTGCAGTCAAATGTGATGGATACCCTGAGCTTAGCTTCTTTTTTCCATCCTTTTCTTTCTTTCTCTAGTTACCAAAAGCAAACATTTGTAATAGCTCCGGATACTTCAATCGATGTAGATACTGGTAATTTTGCCAACACATTAAACGAGGTTAGCTTTATATTGGCAAGAGCTTATTATCTACCGACACAAAAGGGAGCTGCTAGAGTATTATTTTGGGACTACGACGGAAACACTAGATACCCGATGGGTGAAATAATGGTTTTAACCGGCGCTGTAAAAGAGGATCAGAATTGGAAGGGGTGGAATATAAGTTCTTTCTCTAATATAGGTCACACAGGTCCTGTATCCAATCCTAGTTTGGGTGGCATCACCTTTACAAACCCAACCGAATCGCCAGTTAAACTGGTAGTAATAACAGCAAACTAATATGGCAACAAGACCCGTTATATGTCCCTATATAGAACCAGAGGGATTGAAATTCGAAAGAACTAACCTGGTTATAGATTCAAACAGCATGATGAATCCTCAAATAGTGCTTATGTTAGAGGATTTGTTATTTGATGTTCCTGCATATTCAAAATCCACAATAAATCTTAGAGCTGAATCCTGCGCACTGATAAGCCAGTCGGACATAGCGGATCCTGGAGGGTACGTTAGCTTTATAGCTATTAAAGCAGTATACCCAGCTGGGACTTTAGAAAAAGACAAGTTCATTACATGGGAGTACAGGGGCAATGAATATTTTATGGGCGAACTTACTGTATTGAGCGGTGTTAATATCACAACTTTTGATTCGGAGCAATATGGATGGAATCTGGCTAAACCTGGACCAGTATACCAGGACGGAGGTATAACGGTGTGTAATCCCCACTTAGATAAAAGGGTAATTTTAGAGATATTGGTTTGCAGATAATGATATATAGACCAAAAAGTACTCTGAAAAAGATATATAGAATACAAAAAAATTATTAACTCATGGACTTCATTAACAAAGTACAAAAATTAAAAGAAACTACTACCTCACCGGAGGTTAAATCTCTGTGTGAGAACTTCTTAAACGAGGCATCAAATAAAAATACCCTTATAGAGGGACTTAAAAATTCCAATGATGCTGAGGTTTCTGGTTTCTTAAGAGAAAATACATCAAACATCTGGAATGATTTCAGAAATCAAGAAATGGAAGCTTCCAAAAGAGCAGCTTCTTCACTTTTGGAATCTTGGAGCCAGAATACATCTAAAGGAGATAATTCCGGAACTTGGATTACGCCTTCTAAAGAAAAATCAGGTGATAAAGAGATGAGTTCTTTAAACGAGTCCCTTTCTCACATAAAAGGTGATAAATCTGTTAATTCTTTTTTAACTTCTGAGTCTATTAAAAATCTAGGTGTTCTTGAGTCTGTTAAGTCTCTTCTTAGTTCACCTGTTGCCGAGCACATGAAGGCTAAGATCATGTTAGAGAATTATAAAAATATCCTTGTTAATAAGAATATCCCAGAGTATGCAGTTATTGAAAATTTTGTTAATGATTTAAGCCAATTGACATGGGATGCTAAATCTAAGGAGGTCTTTGAATCACTTCTAGATAAAGCTAATACTTACAACAGAGAGATATACGTTTCTAAAGTGATAGATTCTATTAAGGGATCTGGATCTAGAGAATTTTACTCTGATCTTTATGAGTGTTTAAATGAGTGGATGGTATCTAAAGACAAGTCAAACGGTCTCCTAGTTAATCAAATCTCTAAATATTCTTTCAATCCTGTAGTTAAAAACCTTATAAACTATTTGAATCTTAACGAAAGTCGAAAAGATTCAAGCAGACTTTCTATCCCTGAAACTAATCAAGGTGAATCATACGTAGAGAGAGCTTATTCCGCAATGGCAACTAATGAGGATCAAAATTTCGCATTTGGCCTTGGTGGATTTATTTTCGAAGCAACAGAGAATGGCGTACAGAGAATAGACGCTAAGACTGCAGCTTCTTCATACGGTAATACATTTGTTAATCTATTGGGAATTACTTCTAGACCCGATGTTAAGATAAATGAAGCGGGTGTTCATTTCTCAATCGGCAAGAAGGTAGTTAGTATAACAGAAGGAACGGAGAATAATCCTAATGTATTTGTTGGTAGAAATAAATTAGCTTTCTCTAATGTTAACGAAATGGCTAAGATAATAGGATTGGAAGTATCCTCTTATATGGGATATAACGATATGTCTCTTGTAAAAGATATAGCTACCGTTTATGAAAATTACAATTCTTTCGTGGAGCTTGATTTTGCTAAGTCGATCGTATCTAGAATTTACGAGGGACTTTCTGTTAATCTGTTCAAATGGAACGATAAGATCTACCTTCAAAGAATAAATGAAGCTATGAGAGAGAATTCAATATTCTCTGTTAATAGCATGCAAGCTGTTAAGTTAGTAAAAGACACATTAAGATATGATATTTCTGAAGGCCTAAGCGAATTCTTGGTTGGTGAATTAAGAACTAAATCGGTTCTTCTAAATGACAGATCTAGTCTTCTTGAAAACATACAAAATGTTGAGGAACAGTTGGCCAAAGTTCAATCCTTGATAGAAAATCCTAACTACTCGCATTCGTCTGAGCTTAAAGAAGCAGAGAAAATGCTAAAAAGGGAATTGAAGGTTTTAAGAAATAAATGGGCTAGCATCAACGAGGAGATCGAGAAAATTGAAAATGTTGATTTAGATCCTAGCATGTACCTTATAGAGGATGCTAAATTTAATATAGGAGACTATGTTAAAATAAAAGAATCAGGAGAAACCGGTAAAATCGTTTCAATAGACGGTACTTCGGGAAGATATACAATTTTAACCGATGCGGGTAGAACAGAGGATCATAGAGTAAACGATATTCAAGATTTAGAGGAAGCTATGTCAGATGCAGCAGAAAAAAATGCTGAAAAGACAAGTGATTTCGATAAAGACTATTTCGACAATGATCCTGCTAGTGATATAGAAAGTGACGAGTCTGAAGAAGAGGATGGCACCGAGGAAGTAAAGGAATCAAATGCTACTTTATCTAAAGCACCTACGAGAACTAAAAATGTTAAAGAAAAGCAATCACAGCCAACATATGCTAAAGCTCCTAGATCTAAGGATCAGGAGAAACCAATGGCTCACGATCTAAAGAACCCTAAAGCTGCTCACTATGCTGAAGGAATCAAAGGACAAAAGCCAACAGATTTTGATGTTGCTGGATATGCGATTGGTTATAATATCGACGAAGCTAGCGAAGTAAAGGACGGATCACAAGGATTAGCAGAAGCTCCTAATTTCGGTAAAATCGAGAGAATGCATGATAAAAATGCTTTAGCTGGTATGTCACAGAAACACGGATACGCGAAAGCTCCTGGTGGGAATGACAAAATAGATCTTTCATTGGATCTACTACACGGATATAGAAAGGTACAGGAAGGGGTAAAAGGCGATGTTTCTAAAACGGATCCGAATCTTGCTGTAGCACCTTCTTTTAAAGGTGGGGAGAAAAGCATCATGGCTCATGACATTAAAAACGAAAAGGCTTTTAATTTCGCTACCGCACCAAGCAAGCACAGAGATGCTATAGACTTTGGAATAAATGACGAGATTGGTTATAACGTAGACGAATCTGAATTGCAAAAAAAAAAGTAAGTCGTAACTATTATTTTGCTCCTGAGAACCCGGAACAAAATAAATCAGGTAAGCCTTTCGTAGATTCTCTAAAGGGAAAGTTCGCAAAGGCTCCGACTAAGCCGATAAACAAACACGTAGAGGACAGCGAGGAAGACGAGGCCGAAACAAACAAGTAAAAGCTTAATATAAAGATAAATTCTAAAATTTAAGCACAGAGATAAAATATCCCCTGTTTCTAATAAGAATGGGGGATTTTTTTTGCATATAAAAAACCCCGCAGAATGGCAAAAGTTTATGTTAAAAACAGTGAGCTCCTTAGAGCTGTATCCGAATCTAAAGAGAAGGGTCAGCTAACAAGAGAGACGATCGATATGTTTACCCTCATGATAGAAGGTATTTCTAAGAAGATGGCTTACAAGGATCCTGACGATAAGGACGATTGTATGGCTTTTGCCATGGAGGATCTTTGCAAATATTGGAATAGATTTGACCCTGCTAAATCTAATAATCCATTTGCCTACTTCACGCAGGTTGCAAAGAATGGATTTGCTAAGGGATGGAAGAAATTACACCCACCAAAGAATCCCAAAACTATACCCTTCAGTTATATAACAGGAGAGGATAATAGTTACAACGTTTAATATGTCCATAAAAAAGGTTAAACCTAACGGAAAACACAAACATGGGCTTTATAGTCCACAGAATCCCGATAAGTACATAGGTGATATACATAATATCATTTATAGATCTTCGTGGGAGCAGAGATTCTGTGCATATTGCGATAGAAACGAAAGGATAGTTAAATGGAGCTCTGAACCTCTTTTTATAGATTACTGGAATCCATTAGATAAGAAAATGCACAAATACTATGTGGATTTTTACATAAAGACTCTAAAAGAAGACGACACCTATCAGGAGTGGATAATAGAGGTTAAGCCAGAGTCACAAACTCAAAAGCCGATATACGAGGGTAAAAATATGACTCTTAAAAAACTAGAGAGCTATAACTATAATATGAAAATATGGATAACAAATCAGGCAAAATTTAAAGCTGCTAAAGAATGGGCTATCCAAAGAGGTTTTAGATTTGGTGTAGTTGACGAGAAATTTCTTTTTAATAGTAAATGAGTTTTTCTGAAAAAATAAAATCATACAAGGACGGATTCATATCCCAATCTGAGACTGTTTCTAAAACTGACGAGTATTTTATAAGCTCCTATATAAAGTTATCGAACAGGGATTTTCGACCTGAAAAGTTCGACGGCCAATTTCTTCCCGGTAAGATCTATATTTTTAGATATAATCCTAAGCAGAAACCAGATGACGGTAAAAAAAAGGAGAAGGAGTTCATAAACAGACTACCGATAGTTTTAGCTTTTGATGTTAAGAAATCAAAAGATCTAAACAACATCCTATATGGATCGGATTTAATAGCTACCCCACCTGATGAAAGAGTTAAGATATTGGAGAGGGTCTATGATTTTTCAGAGAGCATAATAGATTCTAATAAAAAATCGGGAAGCCAATCTCCCGTGAACCTAAGTGGTGATAATGTAAAGTCTTTATTGAAAGGTACTGGATATATTGGAAGCACTAAAGGATTCGATATTTCATCAATGTCTGAAGTCTATGTTATAGGCTATGATGATTGGAAAAAAATACCATATCTTAGTGTAGCCCTTCTTCAAGGGTCTTCTCCGATTGAGATATATAATTCCTATAGATCGAAATTAAAAGATAATTCTGGTCTAGAAAATAAAAATAAGTAGTGAATGGCTGGTTTTATAGATAACGAAAATGGTAATCCGGTATTTCAGAGGATTAGGGAATCTGTTAAGTCGATCTCTAAGTTCGGTATGAAATACGAGGACATGGTGATTAAGAACTCCATGGCTGTTGGCGCTACTGAAGCTGCTTTCATTAATCAGAACAAAACAAACGTTCCTGATGAGAATATGATGTATAGTCTTGCGAAGCAAGATACTATGGTCAAACAGTATATCTCTTATTTCGACAAGGATTATAAGGGAAAGAGGGATTATCTTAGGAAATTCTCTCTTAACCCAGAGATAGAAGGAGTTCTTGATATTGTTTGCGACGAATCCATAAACTACGACCCTTCTAATTATTACGCATATCCCGATTTTCTAGATATAACTACTCTAAAAGAAAAAACAAGAGAAAAGGTTTATGATGTTTTTAGAAAAATATATGACATCTGGGGATTTAGCGATGATATAACAGCATGGCAATTCTTTAGACAATTCATGGTGGACGGATTCCTTGCATTTGAAATAATCTGGGACAATAGGGGGAAAGAGATAATTGGATTTAAAGAATTGGACGCTACTTCTTTAATACCTAGCGTAGAAAAACAACCAGACGGAAGACACGTTAACGTTTGGATACAATTTCCGAATGACCCTAAAAAGACAAGGATGCTATATGACTCACAGATCATATACATGTCTTATGCTAAGGGAAATTCAGTTTCCAGATTAAGTTACGTTGAGAGATTAATTAGACCTTATAATACCCTAAGAATTATAGAATACACTAGGGTAATTTGGTCAGTGATGAATGCTTCATTCAAGCTTAAAATGACCGTTCCTGTTGGATCAAGATCACCTCAGAAAGCTATGCAGACCTTGGGTGAACTTATGAGTATCTATAAGGAGGATATTAGCTTGAGCGATGATACTGGTGAATTGCTAGTTGACGGAGCACCTAAGATACAATTCTATAAGAATTATCTGATACCACAGGGCCAAAACGGTCAACCTACAATTGAGCCCTTGACAATGGAGGGACCGAACTTAAATGATCCTGCCCCTCTTGCATATTTCTACGATAGATTCATAGAGGAATCTAAAATACCTGCTACAAGATTTAAGGGATTAGATGGATCTTCTAGTGCAACATATTCCAACACTGCGGATGGCCTGGACAAGGAAGAGGTAAGATTTAGTAAGTTCATAAGTAGATTGAGAACCAATTTTCAGGATATCATTATAAAGCCACTTTGGTTACAAATATGTAAAGACAATCCGGAATTAGAAAAAGATCTAGTTTTTAAGAGCCAGCTTGGACTTAAGTACATCAGCGAGAACCCTTTTAGGGTAAACCAGGAGATGGAATTGATCACCAAGAGAAAAGAAAGCGTAGATTCGCTAGCTCTTATAATGGAAGACGACGATAAACCTTATTTTTCGCAGACTTACTTAATTGAGAATTTTCTCGGACTTACACCTGCAGACATTAAAGCTAACAAGATAGCAAAAGAAAAGAATGCCAAGAAGAAAGAGAAGGAAGGCGGAGAGGAAGAAGCACCAGAAGTTACTTTATAAATAAAAAAATAGAAATGGCAGGATTTATAGATCCCATACAACCAAATAGTGCATTCGGAACGATACTGAGAAGTCTTTCTCAGATATCTAGGTTTGGTATGAAGTACGAGGATATGGTTGTTAGGAATTCACAGGCCATAGGTAAAACCGAATCTGAATTCTTCAATGAGCAGGGAACAGGATTTACAGAAAGTGAAGCTTTTTATTGGACGGTTTCTCATTCTGATACGAAGGTAAGAAAGTACATAGCTTATTTCGATAAGGATTATATAGACAAAAGAAACTTTCTTAGGAAGTTTTCGCTAAACGGTGAGATTGAGTTTATACTCGATACGGTAACTGATGAAGCTGTGGTTTACGACGAGAAGAATTATTTTGCATATCCCGAGATCAAGAATTTGGACGTAAGCGATAAGGTGAAAGATAAACTGATGGAGAATTTTTACCGGATCTATCATCTTTTTAATTTTCAGGAAAGTATATTAGCTTGGCAGGTATTTAGGCAGCTCCTAATTGATGGGTTTCTAGCTTATGAGATAATCTACGATAGCAGAGGCAAGCAAGTTATTGGATTTAAAGAACTCGATGCAACATCACTTCAGCCTATGGTTGAAAAAGTTGGCGAAAATGATTTTCAGCAGGTTTGGGTTCAGTATCCAAAGAATCCCCAAATGACAAGAAAGCTTAAGAATGAGCAGGTTATCTACATATCATATGCTAAAGGTAATTCAATTTCCAGGGTAAGTTATGTTGAGAGATTAGTTAGATCCTATAACATCCTGAAAATAATGGAGAACAGTAGGATTATATGGAATGTCATGAACGCTTCATATAGATTGAAGTTTGTTATACCTATAGGTACACAGTCACCACAAAAGGCCATGCAAACGCTAGGACAAATAATGTCTTATCATAAAGAGGAGATATCTATAAACGACAATTCAGGGGAATTGACTGTTAACGGAAGACCAAAAATTCAGTTCTATAAAAACTATCTTTTCCCTGAGAAGGATGGTGTTTCTCCTACCATAGAAACACTAAATGCAGCTGGACCTGATTTTAATATCATGGACAACGTGCTTTACTTCTTCAATAAACTAAAGCAAGATTCTAAAATACCGTATGCGAGATTTGCTTATAGAGGTGGAACACCTGCAAACAACCAAATTAGCATTGATTCTTTAGAAAGAGATGAGATAAGGTTCGAGAAGTTTCTTTCCAGATTGAGATCGATTTATCAGGAAATCATAGTTAAGCCTCTTTATATACAAATGTGTCTTGATTATCCTGAGCTTGTAAAAGATAGAAGCTTTAAAACTAATCTTGGAATTAATTTCGTAAGGGAAAGCGAATTCAACGATCTGGTTGAACTTGCTAATCTAGTTAAAAGAGGGGATTTTATAAAATCTCTTGCTGACATGAAAGTTAAAGTTGGTGAAGAAGAGCAGCCTTATTTTGATAAAGATTTCCTTGTTCAGAGATTTTTAGGTCTAACACCGGAGCAGATAGAGGGCAATGCTTCATACAAAGAGCTTGAAGCTAAATCTGCTAAAAAGGAAAGCTCTACTAGCGGAGCTGAGGGCGAGGCAGCTCCAGCGGAAGAAGAAGCGGCAGCTCCAGCGGAAGAAGAAGCGGCAGCACCCGCTGAGGAAAAGACTGCATAGTCCAGCCTAACACTCTAATACGTAATTACATTTATCATTCTCCATAAACCGTCGGAATACCTACGGTTTTTTTATTTATATTTGTATTATAACTAAATAGAAGTAAAATGATTAAAGAACTAAGAATCTTAAAGGAATTAGAGGAACTTACTGGAGAGGGATCACAGAAGAAAAAGCAGGAAATAATCAAACAAAATTGGACCTCTGAATTAGCTTACGTTTTTGACGTGTGCTTCAATCCATTTGTTACTACCAAGCTACATAAGCTTAATTTTTCAGAGGATCCGAGCGATTCTTTTGGACTGGATAACTTCAAAGAGCTCGTTGAAAAATTAAAATCAGCTCCTGCAGCTAATAATTCTATAAGGTTAGAAGCTAATCAGATGGTAAACACCAGAATTACCGATGATAGTGACGACGCTGACCTTAGAAAGATTCTAATGAAGGTGCTAACCAAGAGAATGAACGTTGGGGTTGGTGCGAAGCTGATCAACAAGGCTATTGGTAGAGAGGTGATACCTGATCCATCCGTTATGTTAGCAACCGACGACCAAGATTCGCTTCTAAACTGGGATAAGATCTATTGTGAGGAAAAGTATGATGGCGTAAGAGTAATAGCTATTTATAAGGAAGGCGGATTTAGTTACTTTACCAGAGCTTTTAATGAACTTGATGCAGATAAGCTGCACAAGATTACATTTTCTCTTAAACAGATAATGAACTTTTCAGGATTGAAAGGCTCTTGGTTCTTTGATGGTGAATTAACAGATCACAATAGGAAATCAGTAAGTGGTAAGGTTACGCAGATACTGAAGGGGACTGCCCCAGACAATATAGGGGATAGTATCATATTCAATGTCTTTGATCTCGAAGAATATGACACGCTAAGAGCTGGCGTTGGAATTCTACCCTATTCGGTAAGAAGACAGACACTAGAATCTGTTATGAAAAACGTAGAAGAGAGCGAGCCAGTAAAATTAGCTACAATGTGGGAACTTGAAGATCCCTCTCAGATTACTTCAATCTATCAAAAAATAGTAGATGCAGGAGGAGAGGGAGTTATCTGTAAAAAAGATAGCGTTTATCAATGTTCTCGATCAAAGAATTGGATAAAATTCAAAGAGGTTAACGAATGTGATCTTGTCATCCGGGGATGGTACCCAGGAGAGGGTAAAAGGGAGGGCTTCATAGGTGGACTTGTATGCACGGACCTATCTGAAACCTTGCATGTTAAAATAGGATCAGGTTTTACCGACGAGGACCTTAAATCATTGAGTGCTAACCCAGATGCCCTTCGAGGGAAGATATGTGCTGTGCAATACAATGTTACAATTACTGACAAGTTTGATAATAGATCACTATTTTTGCCTAGATTCGTAGAGATAAGAAACGATAAGTCAGAGGCTGATGATTTATCATCCAAATTTTGAGAAACAGTTTCGTTAATTTCTAATATAATACAATATGATGCAGGAATTATTAACAGAGAAATTAAGGCCCAAGGAAATTAGGCATATGATATTGCCTCAGAGAATAAGAAAGATCTTTGAGACTAACGGGCTCAATCATAATGTTCTTTTATCTGGTAGCCCTGGTAGCGGTAAGACCACGCTTGCTAAAATATTAGCAGCACCATACCCGCACCTTTTTATAAATGTTTCGGATGAGAGTTCTGTTGAGACGATACGTACTAAAATTAATGATTTTTGTTCAACAATGTCGATTATGGACGGTGCTTCCTCAAAGAAAGTGGTTGTATTGGATGAGTTCGACGGTGCATCCGATCAGTTCTATAAGGCTTTAAGAGGAACTGTAGAGAAGTTTGCATCTAATACAAGATTCATTGCTACTTGTAACTGGATCAATAAGGTTCCTGATGCAATTCAGAGCAGATTTGAGGTGATTGACTTTGATCCCGTTTCTTCAGAGGAGGAGAACGAAGTAAAATCAGAATGGAGAAAGAGAATAAACCTTATCCTGAATAAGGTTTCTATTGAAATAGACGAAGAATCTCTTCTGGAATTTGAGAGAAATTTCTATCCTGATTTGAGATCCTCCCTTAACAAGATCCAAACCTGGATGCTAGAGGGAACTAATAAAGTTGATCTAGCAAAAGTTAGAGAAATAGGATGGAGTTACGAGTCACTCTACAATTTACTCTTTTCCCCACCGGACCCAATTGGTAACTATCAGAACTTAGTTGGAGAATATAACGGAAAGACCGACGACATAATGGGTGCCTTAGGTGATGAATTCGTACAGTGGGTTATTAAAAACAAAAAATCACATTCTAAGATTATCCCTGGTGTGATAGTTCTAGTGGCTGAACATCAGGCACAAAGACTTCAGGTTATCGACCCGATGGTTTCTCTTCTTTCCCTATTTTACCAGATACAAAAACTTATACAGCCATGAAAGAATTAGCAGAAGTTATTAATAGAAACGGATACATCTATAAGCAATTAAAGAGAACGGACAAAGCTGCGATGTATTCTCAATCTGATGCGGAAGATCTGGAAGCAGATTTCAAGGCATTTGAGGTTTTTAAGATAAAAATAGGAAAAGCTAAGGTTGTTTTTGGAGTCGAATTACCAGAAAAAGAAAAGTTCCCAAGTGATGAGGATTTTGGTAAATGGGCTTGGACGTATACCGATTACGAGAAAGCTATCGATAGATTCAATAAAATAGAGAACGGAATAGAAGACGAGGAAGACAATGAATAAAAAAAGAGTTATAATAGCAGGAAAGGGAGCTTCTGGCAAGGACCACTTGAGAAAGATGATGGTTGAGGAAGGCTTCAATTATTGTGTTTCCCATACAACTAGACCGATGAGATCCGATGAGGAAGAGGGTATAGATTACTATTTTATAAAAGAGGCGGATGCTTACGGGATGATACTAGAAGATCTTTTTTTGGAGCACACCATATTTAATGGATGGGTTTACGGAACGAGTAAATCGGAGTTTCACAAATCTAATTTATTTATAATGACACCTTCTGGAATTTCTCAGTTATCACCTGAAGACAGAAGAGAGTCCATTATTCTCTATGTTGACATCGACGAGAATATAAGAAGAGAAAGAATGTCTATGAGAAGAGATGCAGACGACGCTGACCGTAGAATAAAGGCAGACGAGAAAGACTTCTTGAATTTTATAGATTACGATTTCTCTATAACTGATTCTGCATTTAACAGGATACCGAAGGAACTATATAGTGTATTAAAAAAAATAGAACAGAATGATTAATATCTTGTGTGATGGTAACTATGTCCTACATAAAACCTTTGGGGTTTTTGCTGGTTATGGTAATGTTGATCCTGGTAAGGTTTTTTCTAAAAAATCCGACCAGGCTATGTTTATTAGAAAAGTAGCGACTGACCTGTGCTCCTCGTTAAACAGTTTGCCTTCAGGGGGAAGACTTATTTTTACAGCGGATAGCAAAAGTTGGAGAAGAGAAATCGAGATTGAAAACGGCGGATATAAGTCAAATAGAACAAAGGACGAGAATGTTGACTGGACTATTTTCTTTGAGCTTATGGATTCTTTTGGCCGTCAACTCGAGAAAATGGGGTTTATCTATTCTAAAGTAACAGGAGCAGAGGGTGACGATCTTCTTTACATGTGGTCGAAGCACTTTAACAATAACGGGGAGGATTGTATAGTACTATCCGGAGATAAGGATTTACACCAGTTAGCTAGATTTGAAGGCTCAAATTGGACTATAACATGGAATAGTAATAATAAAAAGAACGTAGTAACTACCCCTATTGGATGGAAGTCTAATTGGTTAGAAAAAGAGGAGGAAGCTAGCATTTTTAATATGGGTTCTGTTATATCTCCTGATAAGGGAAAATTAAAAACTTTGCTTTCCAAGTGCGAATTGAATGAGGTTGATCGTGAATTATTTGTTCTGAATAAGATGTTTGTAGGTGATAAGGGAGACGCTGTACCTTCTGTTTGGGAAATCCGTCAGAACGGTAAAACCATGGGATTCACACCTAAAAAAAGCGAGGCTTTAATAGAAGCAATGAACGCATCTGAAGAATGGAAGAATATAAAACCAAACGAGCTCCTAAGTAGTAGTGAATTTCTTAACTGGGCTTCTGGGTTTATATTGAGAGCCATGAAGGATGTAGACTCTTCTGAAAATAGAAATAAGGTCTCAGCTAACATCAGAAGAAATTACAAGCTTATGTGGCTGGATGACACAGTATTTCCGGATAAAGTAGTTTCTGATTCGGAAGCAGAGATAGAAAGAGGGATTTCACTAGAAAGAAAATCAATAACATTAGATAGAATAAAAATACTAGAAGGTACAAATTGGATAGCACCTAATTATAGCCCATCCTCATTTGACCCCTTTGCAAACCTATAAGGATGGAACTTTTTGACATAGTAAAGAAAATATTTGAAAAGAAGGAGCCAAAGTGGGCTGAGGTAGCTAAGTTAGATAAGAACAGGAATTTTTTCATGCTTAATAGGATAATGTCCATCCAATTTCCTGTTCAGGCTAATCAGTTCAATAAATTAAAGATAACACCACATAATGTTATAGATTGGTGGCACGATACATTGAGTCCTAGATTCACCTCCCCTCCTAAATGGATCTATACAAAGACCAAAAAATCTTCTGAGAAAAAAGATAGCTCTAAAAAGGATCACAATTTTGAGGATGCTGAGAAGTTCATAAGAGAAAAGTTCGAGGTTTCTAAAAGGGATCTTGATCAGATTAAGAAGTTCTATCCAGATAGATATAATGCTTGGCTATCCTCCGTATCGGATCAATTGGGTGTCAAGAGTAAGTAAATATATAGAGGATACACTGTAATTATGAGGAAAGAGCATTCAAAACTTATCGATAAAGTTATATCCAGTTTAGATTGGGATTCTATTTTTGAGGTCTATAAGGCATTTAAAATGGGAATAGGCGAGGGTAGCAACGTTATACCTGGCATTAAAAGAAAACCTTTTAGCGATTCTCTTACCAAGAATGACATAAAGGGAGAGCTTAAGACTATACTAAAACAGGTAATAGACGGAGATATATCCGACATAACATACGGCCCTTGGATTATAAACTGGGACAATGGCGACTGGGAGCCTGTTGAGGATGAGATGGACGAGGATATCGATGATCAGGAGGAGGAAAATATTGAAGATCCTAATATAGTAAACTCAAGGCTTGAGGTTATCTATGCACCTCAACGAATAGCCCTTATAATTAACTCATTAAAGGATGAACAACCCGAGGGAGAACTCAATGACTCTTATTTAATAGAGAGCTTGATGCAGAAAGCTATTAAGAATGAGGATTATGAGCTAGCTTCTAAATTCAGGGACATTCTGAAGCATCAGGATAAAGAACAAAGTTCTGATATATAGTAGGTGAAATACATTAAATCGATAAACGAATTTGACACAGGTACCCCTTTTGGTGATACCTATGGATACGGCGGGGCAAATGGTGTTTTTAAAATAAACTATAAGCCATTTTCTGATCTTTCTATAGAGGTTGGCCCGGATCCAAATGTGCCTAGGTCTATAAAGGGATCGGAATTTCAGGTTGGTGATTTCGTTGTAGCTGAGCCTATTAACTCTAAGAGCAAAAAGAATAAAAAGATTGGTATAATAGTTAGAGCTCAAAAAACACCCGACTCAAAGGGATTTAGATATTTCATACAGGTTTTCAATATAGGGAAGCTTACTGAGAAAGTAATAGAGGTCAAGCCTAATGCTATACAATTTATAGACCAAGGTGATAAAGGACACCAGGATCTGCTTTCCAAATACAAGATCGCTCAGCTTCCTGGTAAAGCATTCAATTCTCCTACCGTTTACAACGATGCTGATCTTGGCCTTTCTACCGTAGGTGGATAACGGAACTTAAGTCATTTCCTTTAGTATAATAATAAAAAGGAATGATTTCTTTAGACAAGTCTAATTTAGGGTACATCGGTCTCCCGAAGAAAATAAAAGGAAACGGGCAGGTTAAAATAAAATCTGTTTATGATTTTCTTAAGGTAGTTAGAGATTCGATTGTTTATAATTCAAATCTAGGACTTAACATATTATGTCTGGATATAAGCGAATTTGATAATCCGGAACTGTTCGTTGATTTTAGTTTTGACGAGGAGGATCCTAAAATTTCAGGGATACTATCTAGTATACACGAGATTTCTAATATTAATAAATTTAGGACCTGCTTTATAATACCGAAGGAATATTTTTTGGCTAGCCAACTAGACGGGGTTCCTGATAAAACAATAACACTTTTTGAGAGCCTAGGGTCCATATTAGATGTGCTGGGCCAGAAGGGTAGATCTATAATAGTTAGAATAGGAAGTGCATATGGAAACAGGAAGGAGACTATAGAGAGATTTTCAGTTAAGTTTGATTTAATATCTAAGCAAACCCAGAAGAGAATATCGGTAGTTAACGACGATAAGCCCAGCCTTTTTTCGGTAACGGAACTCATATCGGGTTGCTATTATAAATCGGATGTACCGGTATCTTTTAGATTTCTTAATCATTTATTCAATGACGGAGGTCTTAGTACAAGGGAGGCTTTGTTTCTTAGCTGCTCCACATGGAAGTTCGGCAGTAATCCAATTATGATTCACGCAGAGTCTGAGAGCGAGGATGAAAACGGATTTCCTGTTAATTCCAAGCCTTCCGGAAGATTGTCTAAAAGAATACCAACATTTGGTCTTTCTGTCGATGTTATAATAGATTCACCAGAGAAGGAATTTTGCTGCATTAATTATCTAAAGGACTTTAAGTCACTACCACCATTTGTATTTAATAAGAGAAAATAATGATCAATAAAGAAGTAAAGGAAAAAGCTCTGTATTTCGACGTAGAAACTGCGTCTTGTTTCGAAAGTCTAGAAGCATTAAACGAGAGAAATCCGAGATTGGGTGAACTATGGGGTAAGAGAGCTAATTTCTATAGAAATTCTTACAAGGAATTATCAGAGATGAACGACGGTGAGATATTCGCTGAAAAATCTGCTCTGGAAGCTGAATTTTCAAGGGTAGTATGTGTTTCTTTCGGTAGTTTTAATGATGACGGTACGATAAGGACAACATCCTTCTTCGGTGATGATGAGATTGACATTCTCAACAAAACAAACAAAATTCTTAACAATGCCCACTCAAAAGGGTGGAAGTTATGTGGACATAACATTAAGGGATTTGATATAGCTTGTCTAGGAAAGAGAATGCTTTATAACGGTATTACACCTTCTCAGAATATACAGGTTTGGGATAAAAAACCATGGGAGATGCCTTTTCTTGACACCGCAGAGATATTCTCCTTCGGTAATTGGATTGGTCAAAAATATCTAGGTCTAGACCTATTAGCATGCTCCCTTGATGTAAGATCTCCAAAAGAGGATATCAAGGGATCGGATGTCTCTAGAGTTTTCTGGATCGATAAGAATTTTGATAAAATTAAGGAATATTGCGAGAGGGACGTCGAGACAGTAATGCTGATCATGAATAAGATTTCGGTATAGTTACACCTTATTGTTTTTTTCTTGATATATAAAAGAAAAAAATTCTGTGGTTTTTAATTTCAAAAGTTATCTAAAAGAATCTAAAAGTCCCTTCTATAACGAAGAACTTTGCCCTCTTTTTTGGGAAAAAGAAGGAGATGGCAAGGAGTTAGAGTGGAAGCTAGATCCTCTTGTAGGAAAGAAACTTCTGGATATAGCGAATGATTTTATAGAGGAAGGTTCGGATGTGCTAAAGAAAAAGGATGTTTTGGACATTCAGCTTGTTGGGTCCTTAACTGGTTATAACTGGAACCAGTATTCTGATCTGGATCTACATATTATTGTAAATTTCAAAGACATGGGCGATGATCCTAAAATGATAGACTATGCTATGTATGGTCTAAAATTCTCATGGAACACGAAACACGACATAACAATGAGAGGTCATGACGTGGAGATAGCAGTACAGGACGAAGGTTCTGAAAGCTACATTTCTACGGTATATTCACTTAGCAAGAAGAAATGGATTAAGAAACCTAAGTACTCACCACCTAAAATAGATGAGTTTATGGTAAATAAGAAGTTTAATTCTTTGGCTTACGATATAAGTAAGCTTGAAAATAAGCTAGTACTAGGTAACGTTTTTCCTTCTAATCCTAAGCCTCTTTATAATATGGCTGCTAAGCTAAAATCTAGGATAATGAAAATGAGAAAGGAGTCTTTGTCAAAGGGAGGTGAATTCTCCGTTGGCAATCTGGTCTTCAAGAAGCTTAGATCTGAGGGATATATAGGTAAATTGATCGATACGATCACAAAGGCATACGATAAAATATACACAATAAAATAAAGTAAAGAAATTATGTACGTAATAATTCCCAATGGTACTATTAAAAAGGGAGATCCATTCCCGATGGTAGACGTTCCAACTGACGTAAATGGAACGGACTATACAGATTTTGGATTGGAGGATTTTCAGTGGTGGGCATATAGTAAGCCATTTAACGATTGGTTCAAATCTTCGGGTAGATCGTGGCAAGCTTCAGAATCTGAGATAAGAAGTGAAGGTGATGCTTTGGTTGAAAAGTGGAAAAACGAGAAAGTAAAAGAGGGTAAACCCATAATGAGCTTTTTGGATTTCGTAAATGAAAGTTTAAGATCTGAGTATATTGAACTTTTTGAAGAAGGACCGGAAGGTGAAACATCAGGAGTTTCTGAAGGAACTGGTATAACCCAACAGGATCAAATTAAATTCTTATATGCTTACACTAAGCTGGTTAAACAAGGTGCTATACAGACCACATTCGATATTAACACAGATTTTAACGAAGGTGACGAGAAGGCTTTCTTTTTAACATTAGATCTTGATGATGGTGAAGAAGAAGCTTTGAATATGAAGGCTATAAAATTCAAGGCAAAGACTGGATCCTCCTCCGGAGCAGGCAGACTTGCAGTAGCTACTGAGATGTATCCTGGCCCAGCAGCGATTCCGCCTGATGCAACATCGAATTATATAGTAACAAAGATTCAGCAGGATCTTTCCTCACTAGGAGTATGGGCATCTGGAATGCTAGCTGGATGGGGGGTTTATACAGTGGCTGGTATTGTTGCAGTTCCTTTTTTAACGTATAGACTATTTAATGGGTGGAAATTTGCTTCCGCAGTGAAAGCAATAGGCAATGCAGGGGGTCAAAGTGCTGCAAAAACAATAGCGGATCTTTTAAAAGGTGGAAGAGCAGCCAGAAAGGGTACAGGAATTTTTGGAAGACTTGGAAAGATTGGTACGTTCGTTTTCAAAGAAGGATTGGGTACTGCAAAGGGATTTAAGACAGCAAGGCAGGCTTGGAAATTTGGATCTAAATTAAAGCCAGCTATGAGAGTGCTAAATGCAAGTAAGGCTTTCTTAAGAGGTACATCAGCAGCTGCTACAAGGGCGATACCTGTTGTTGGATGGGTGCTTCTAGCTGTTGACGCAGTGGGATCAATGATAAATTGGTATAGTGACAATCAAGCTCCAACCCCTGATGAAGCGGTTGAGCTTTTTGACGGTAAGAAGACTTTCTCCCCTAGCTCGATAGACGTTGGTGAATCTATAGTTCTTTGTTGGTCGCAGCCTGATGATTCGGCTTGGGGTACAGCACTTTCTTTTATCGTAAGCAACATTGGCGAAAGTAGGACAATACTAGAAATGACAAAGATTATAGGCGACTCCTCTGGATATTCTGTGTTTATATTACAATCAGCTAATTCTTCTAGTCTAAATGAGCAGATAAAGGATAGTATGTTAACTCTTATAGCAGTCCCTAATTCTGCTAAATTGGAAAATGGTGTGTTTGATAATGATGATTTTTCAGGAAGAATATGTGCTGTTTCCAAAGAGGATGTTAATGCGGAGGGTGATTCTATACCGGTTCCTTTTGATTTTCAAGGGGTTTGCAACTGGGATACTTTAGTTAGCGCAGTTGAATCATCAGAAGGTGTATTCTTTAAGGCAGACCCCAATGCTCCAGCTACATATGAATTTAATTTCGAGGACATGGACGGCGATAGAATAAACGTTGTTGGAACTTTAGTTACTGATGATGATCTTGCTAATTTAACCAATGATGACATAGAGAGAATATTCTACGGAGGAATCAATACCGGGAACTCCAGGAGAGGCGAGGAAGCTGAGAGTGAAGAGGGGGAAGAAGAAGATATGGAGGATCTAGAAACAGAGGAGACAAATGAATCCTCTAGAGTAGTTAATTTTGGTAGTTTTAAAAGCGGTAGACTATACGAGAGTGGGGATGAAGAGGATACATCAGATGTACTAGATACTTTCCAAGGCCCAGCAATTATAGCAATATATGTTTGCGACGAGGCAAATAGTAAGGCTTATGCTAGTAAAGAGATTGGAAGAAAAAAGAGATTGCCTCAATTTACTAATTTCGCAATAAACTCTGATGACTACAATGCAAGACCAGGAACAACGATAGACGTAGATGTAAACAGCGACGAGGACATAGAGGATCCAAAAGCAGGTTATGCAGAGTACAGGGAAGGAAGTGAGGTTGATAGAGAGGTAGTGGTTGAAGAGCCTGTGAAAGATGATAAAGAAGAAGGAACGGAGGAAGTTCAGGCAGGTGACGGTAAAATAAAAGCTCCTGATATTACAAAGAAGGAAAGAAAGCACAGCACTGTTATTAAAGATGGAGACAAAGACGGTGGGATTAATCTAATGGATGAATTCCTGACCACTGAAGACAAGGGTATTTTAGGTATATCTGATTGGGATAAGGTAACTATGGTAAAAGCTAGGTATGATGATAACGGTGAGATATCTAAAATTATCGTCAGAAATAAGGATGCTGAATTCATGAAAAAATCAAAAGAATACGTTCCTTCTGATGGAGAATCATTCGAGATTGCAAAAAAATTGCTGCAAAGCGCGCAAAGTAGACTCGAAGTTAAAAAATAAGCAGATTTTTTAAAATAGAATTGATATATAGAAAATAAGAAAAGAAATATTTATAGATGAAATATTCAGATACAATAAACGAAAATTATGTCTTCATCCTGGAGAAGCAAGATTTTATTCTTGAATCCAAGAAGACTAATAGTGATGACTACGTTCTGGAAGGCATTGCTGCTGTATTCCAAAAGGAGAACAACAACAATAGAATCTATACTGAGGGAGATTATCTTCCGCATCTTAGCTATTTGAAGGATAAGATTGCACAAAAAAGACTAGTTGGTGAATTAGATCATCCGGAAAAATTTGACGTCTCTCTAAAGAATATTTCTCACATTATAACGGATCTTAATTACGATAAGGATAATAAGACAATCAGGATAAAAGTTAAATTACTTGACACCCCAGCAGGACAAATTGCTAAGAAATTAGTAGATGCTGGAGTTCCTATCTCTATTTCATCAAGAGCAGCTGGTAATGTTGGTCCGGATAAGAAGGTAGAGATCAAGAAGATATTCACATATGATCTTGTTGCCGATCCTGGATTTCAAGACGCTCAATTAGAGAGAGTTTATGAAAGCGCAGGATTCACCCAATCTGATATTAAGAACTTTACTGATAAATATTCAGTCACATCTGGTCTAGAGTGTATCAATGAAAGTTTCGGTATTAAAAATAATTCCGGTGTGAAGATATATAAAGTTGAAAATAACGAGGAATTCGATAAATTGATCAACAATAAAGAAAAAAACAAAAAAGCCCTTATGGAGAAGAATAATGAATTTGTAACAGCAGAAGAGCTCAATCAGTATTCCGTTTTCTTGAAAAACGAGATGGATTCGATGAAAATTGCTATGGATACAATTAAGGAACAAAAGTCTAATATTGACGAGTCTCAAGGAGGAAACACTTCTGAATATTGCAGAATCCTTGAGGGAAGAATTGAGAAACTTGAAAAGTATTCCGATTATATAGCAGAGAATTTAGAAAATTCTGTTAAATATGGTGAATATCTAGCTGAGAATCTTGACAATTCTATTTCATATTCTAAGTATTTAGCTGAAAACCTTGATAAGTCTATTGCTTATTCTAAGTATTTAGCTGAGAATGTTGATAAAGGAATTTCTTATACAGAATATATTGCTGAAAATGTTGATAGTTCTATTGAGTATTCTAAATATATTGCTGAAAAGCTTGATCAGAACATTCAATATTCAGAATATCTAGCTGAAAGCGTAGAAAAGAATATTGACTATTCTGAATACCTTGCAGAAAACATAGACGATAATATTCAATATGCTGAATATGTAGCTGAGAATTTAGATAAAGGAATTTCTTATGCTGAGTATGTAGCAGAAAATGTTTCTAGTAACATTAGCTATACTGAGTATGTAGCAGAGAATTTGAACAAGTCTATCACATATAGCGAGTATCTAGCAGAAAGCTTGAATAAGACTATCGACGTAACGGAAAAAATTAATGAAAAGGTTAAAACCAACATTAGTTATTCTGAGTATATCGCAGAATCTTTAAATGATGAGTTTGGTAACAAGAACCAAGCACAAGCTCTTAAAGAGTCTATAAGCTTCACAACAAGAACATCAGCTGAAACTACAGGTTTTGCTGGAAGCTACGATGACTTAAGTTCTAAAATTGACAATTTAATTGAGAAGGTTAAAACCCAAAAAACCGAAATCAACGAAGCAGCTAAAACTGCATATACACCTGCCGAAACACAAAAGGCGACATCACTACTTACCGAATCTTTGAATGACGAGAAAGTGTTTAACACCGGAATTAAATTCATTGACGAAATGCCAACTGAGTATGCTCAGGTATGGGAATCACTTAACGAAGGATACAAGCAATCTATTGTTGCTCAGTCTAACTTCTATAAGCTAGATACACCTTACCAAATCAGAAATTTCTGGTCTACCCGTCAATTAGGCGTTTCTCCTATCGGACTTCAAAAATTAGACGAGAGTGAAAACACATCCGATGAAAGAAATCAAGCTCAAAATCCAGGTTACAGCAATGCTTACATGGATATGATCGCTAGATCTCTAGAATCAAGATTTCAAACAAACAAATAAAAAAATAATTTCTAATCATGAAACTAATTAATGAACAAGAAATCTATGATACCTGGTCGCCTCTAATTGAGAGCAAAGCTGGTATCACTGATTCAAACAAAAAATCGTGGTTGACTAAGTATTGTCACTACCACTCATTGAACGAATCTGCCGGTGCTTATAACACTCTAGGTGTAGTAAACGGTATGGGTAACGTAGCACCTCCTGCATACCCAGGTATGGGTTCTTTCTCTGGTTCTAACGCAGGTGGCGCTAACTTCGGTGCTAACCAAGGATTCTACAATCCAGTAAACAACGGATCTGGTGACAAATTCCCATCTCTTCTTCCATTGGCTATCCAAGTGGCTGCTAAGACTGTTGGATTTGATATCGTTCCTGTTATCCCAATGTCTGGACCAACTGGTATTTTGTCTTACCTAGACTACGTATACGCTGGTGGTAAAATTGCTGGTGCTACTTCTGCTACTGCTGGTGAGGATTTAGCTGATGCTCCAACAATGATCAAATTCCCAGTTTATCAAACAGCTTTAGGAACTGGTACTACTGGTGCTACTTCTGGTACATTCACTGTAGGTACAACTTATACTGTTACTGAGGGTGGTGGTACTTTGACTTTGATTTTCGTTGGTCTATCAAGAATCGATGGTTTCCCAATCTTCAGAATTAGCAATATTTCTACTGGATTTAACGTTGCAAGTATCATCGATGGTAATCCTGTACAAGTAAGTTCAACTGGTTTCTACACTGGAGCAACTAGTGTTAACTATAGTGCACAATTGGTTAAAGCTCTTGAAGATCACATCCAAGGTTTCTCTGGTGCTGGTTTCAACAACAACCAAGACTGGCAAGGTCCTTACGTTGATGGTACTAAGACTTACAACCCAATGTTGAGAGGAGTAGCTGAATCTACTTACTACAACTCAATGGGTCTAAGCACCTTCACTAAGTTCGTAGAAGCTGAAACTTTCCAAGTAGCTGCTTCTGTAACTACGGAGCAAATCCAAGATTTGAACAAGCAATTTGGTATTGACGTTATCTCTATGATCGAGAATGCACTTGTTAACGAGGTTTCTCAAGCTATTAACAAGCACATCCTTTCTAGAGCATTTGCACTAGGTTGGTCTAACCACACCCAGTTCAACAACGTTCAAAATCAAAACTTGAACTTGAACTTGGTTCTTGGTGGTGGAACTGGTACAACTAGCGCTTACATCAATAAATCTGATGCTAACGTGACTATGCCAATCCCAGTTGGTCCATCTACTTCAAGCTACGAGAACTTGTCAACTTTACAAAGAAGACTGTACTCTAGAATTCTAGCTGCTGCTAACGTGGTTGCTAACCAAGGTAGAAGAGGTCCTGCTAACTTCCTTGTAACTAACGCTGCTATCGCTTCTGCGTTACAAGATATTAGCCAGTTCACTTTCGCTCCGTTCACAAACACTCTAACTCAAAACAACGGTACTCTTTACCCAGTTGGTTCTCTAGCTGGTATGACCGTTTACGTAGATCAGAACATGAACTACAGCGACACTAGAGTTTGTGTTGGTAGAAAAGGTGGTGACGACGAGCCAGGTTTGAAATTCATGCCTTACATGATGGCTGAGTCTATCCAAACCATCTCTGAAGGTACAATGTCTCCGAAGATCGCAGTTAAGTCTAGATACGCTCTAGTTGAGGCTGGTATGCTTCCAGAGACTCTGTATTTCACTTTCTTCGTACAGCTTCCAGCTGGTGGAATCGTTTAATCCTAGTCTAATCTAGAAATAAACATAGCAAAAACCCTAAGGAAACTTAGGGTTTTTCTTTTGCCCTAATTTTTTTGCTTCTTTATTTTAAGATTGGTGATATATAGACTGAAATTAAAATATCAATATGAGTAGATTTGCAAAATTTTCAGAATTTAAAAACATCAAGCCTCTATTAGAAAAAGCTAACAGTGAGGATATGATAGAAGTTAATTACATCATTTCCGAGCTAGATAACGATTCTATCATAGAAGAGGGGTTTTTAGATGATCTTAAAACTGGGGCATCTAAAATTCTATTCGGATCATTCTCCAAAGCGGGTATGATTGATGACCTTAGAAAAAAATTGTTGGATCTTGAGATAAAATTCTACGATACAAAATTTGAATTATCAGATGAAATCGATAATCTAGAAGACGAGCTTGCTAAAGCATCTAAAGAAAAGAATGATTCAATGGCTTCTGCATTAAAGAAGCAACTCGATGCTAAGAATCAGGAAAAAACAGCTCTAGTGGGATCTCATAAAGCCAATGTTAAAAGAGTTTATGATCTATTGGATAAATTGATTACAAAAAGTTCAAGATTGAGAGAATACTGGGAAACAACAAGAGCAGAGGACGAGTATAAATTAGAACAGGCTAAATACCAAGTTCTTAAGAATAGATCTGCTGACGCTGAAAGACTATCTAAGCAGAAATTAGAGATAGAGAAGGCAAAGAAAGATGCGGAAGAAGCTGCTGAAAAGTTCAAAGCGGAGCTAGCTAAGGGTTCTAAAAAGGATGATAAACCAAAGTCTTCCGGAATAGATTCAGAGAGGGAAGGTAAGATAATAAAATCTGGAAAGCCAAAGAGCATAATACAGAGAAAAAAAGACATCGGGATAGAGATCGCGAATCTTAAGGCTGATTTAGAAGAAGTTCTAGAGAAGGCTAGGAAAAAAATAATAAAAGGTCAAGCATCTGAAAACATTATTAAAAAGTTTCAGCGGGATGCTATTGAGATTGCTGTAATTCTAGACTCTAAAATTAACCTACTTAATCTATATAAAGAGATGGGTAAGAACGAGGAAGAGATCAGAAGAAATGCATCGAAATCCTCAAAGATTAAAGACCTAACAGATAAAATAAACAAAGCTACATCATCACAAGGCGGAACGTCGGGAGCAGCTCAGAAAACCGTACAAGATGCTTTTTCAGGAACCCCGAGTTCTTCTAAAATAGACAAGGCCACCAGTGATCTAGATTCGTTTTCTATCGCAAACGTTATAGCGTAATATATTGACCACTAAAGACTATGATTTTAAAATTTGAACAATGGGACCAATTGAACGAAGCAAGTGTATTGACTTCGATCAAAAATTGGCTAAGCGGTAACTTCGGCGGTGCCGTTGAAAAACTAGATAGCCTTATCCTGGCAATTAAAAAAGCGGAAACCGGGTACATAGGGGAGTGGGAAGACGTAGTCTCTGAGATCGACCAACTTGAAATCAAACTCCAAGGAGATGTTGATGCTGCTCAGGAAAAGTCCACTTTAAGAATGATAGAGAGAAAGAAGCAAATTCTAAGTGCAATAAAGAAAAAGAAGGAGAAGGAATTAGAAAACATATTCAGAAAAGTAGAAGTCATCAAGAAGGGAAACAAGAGGCTTTCAGATTACTGGGAAAAAGAGAAAGCACAGGCAGATGCAGACATAGCTAAAAGAATGTATGATATAGCTAAATCATTGGGTGACGATGAGATGGCTTCTGATCTCTATGACAAATATAAGAAATTTCTAGATAAATCAACAAGATTGGAAAGTGTTCTTTCTAAAAAATACAAAGGTAAACTTGGTAAGCTTTCTGATAAGGAAGAGGAGTTAGAAAAGAGCGAGAGCTCACTTTCTAAGCTTTCTAAAAAACCACTAGGTGAATTTTCAGATAGCGTTAAGGACTTAGATCCAAAGGAAGCTAGAGAGCTAATGAAAATATGCACGGAGGAAAGAAACAGACTTTATGTTGATATGGATCTTGAGGTCTCTAGAATAGAAGAGGAAATAAAAAAGAAAAAGGATAGAGACTTTGAGATTGAAGCGGAAAGAAATATAAAAAAGATCAAAGAAAAATATCTTGAAAAAATCAGGGAGTTTAGATCTAAAATAACTTTAGCTAAAAGGTACTCTTAAAAAATTAATCCAGATGAAAGAATATTACAAATATAATCCTATAGCCAGACAGATCTTTGAAGCTGAAGCGAATAAGGCGGGTGACGGAAAAAAGACTGTCTTGGATTTCGTAACAAGGGTTGTTGCTAATACTATGGATGTATTTAAGTCCATTGTCTTTGATATTGCTTCTTCAAATGATAGAAATCCTGATGTTCTAAGAAATAAGCTTTACGATATTTCTAAATCAGGATCACTTTCTGAGCTCGTTTCAAAACTAAAGGATTACTCGGAGGACGCGAATCTTTCCAGCAGATTGCTATCAGACACGAAGGCAATGTATAGTGAATCACTCGATAAATTTTGCGATGTGTTACACAGAATAGATGAAATATCCGCAGATAAAGGTAGGGATGCCCTACAGGAATTTAAGAGCTATTGCTCTTCTATACAAAGATCCGTTGATGTCTTGGCTAATGTTAAATTAAAGAAGATAGAGGAAACTAAGAAACTTCTTAATGAGAGCATTTTTATGGGTTATGGTGAAAGAATAGAGAATCTTAAAAAGATACTTTACAACCTTATTTCTAGTTGCGATGGCAAAAACCAAAAAATGGGATATGGTAAAGATTGGAGAAGAGTATTCATAGATCTGGATCAAAAGTTGGACGTCCTTGAAGCTACCAGAAACGGTATAAGCGAAAGAGACCGAAAACACCTGGAGGATTTGGAGAAGCAGATTGAGAAGTATATGAACGAGTATTATTCTGCTGTTATACAATCCACTAATAGAAGTATGTCTGAAATAGATCAGGAGCCAGAATTAGCTAAATATTATTCTGATGCAACGGAGATATGTTCGGATGCTCTAGATATTCTAACCCGTGCTAAAACTCAGTATTTGGAGACCATGAAATCTTTAAGAGAAGAGATAGCTGAAAACGAAGCAGAGGTGGTTAAGTTTGTTTTTCCTATCAAGCTCGGCGATTCTGATGAAAACAAAAGATTTGCTGGTACAGGACTTATAGCTCATATACAGGATGCTTTAGCAGATGGCATACCTAGTTCTTCTTCTGCTCTTAAAAGCAGTGGAGAAAAGGGTACATTTGGACAGAAGACAGAGTCTGTTATTAAAGCCATCCAGAAAAATATGGGCAATAAGAACATAGACGGTAAAATGGATAAAGCTTTACTAGATTCAATACTTGTATCAGATTTTATATCTAAAAAACACAAGGATCAAATAATAAATGATCTCAGAGCTCTAAAGAAACCTCTAAAGGAATCTATTCTTTCTTTTGTTTATGGCGATCCAATTTTCGAAGAAAAAATAGTGATAGACAAGGAAAGCTTTTCCAAGGATCTAGAATCTTATCTAACTGACGACAAGGGAAAAAATAATTCCCAAAAAATGTCACAGAAAGAAAAGGATGCTTTTGACACTGATGATCTTGCTAAGAAATTGAGAAAGCACTATGACCTTAAGGTTGAATCTGACGATTTTAAAAGAGAGGACGGTAATTTTAGATCCTCTTATTCTGGACCTTTTATAGAAGCTTGGAATCAAGCTGTAACTGAGGTTGGTGAAAATACAGATTATCAATATTTCTTCTGGGAGGGTGGAGCATATGCTATAGATTCTGACAAAACGAGTCTTAAGACACCGTCAAATTGGAAATCGTGGGCTGAAGCTAGACAACTTAGAATGATGTCAGATGATGACTGTATGGATTTTGTTTCAAGTTATCTGGAAAACTGGGGCACGTTTGGAATGACGAGACCTAACTTTAGATCTGCGTCAATCAAGAGCTTGTATAAGAAAAATGCAGATCTTGATCTTGATTTTCCTGGCGTTTATGAGATGGTTTCTCAGATCCTTAAAAACTCTGAAATACCGTACATACCATTCGATCTTTTAACTAAGAAGATTGGCAAAGCAGTAAAAGAAATGTCCCAAATTGGCGAAAGCGATCCCGATCTTGGAGCCTCTGATATTGTTGTCCTTAATAATCTTCTCTGCATGATTGCTAACACGGTTACATTCGATGGTGATAGATTCATAAGCTCTATTAAGTGGATTTATGAAAACGTTTTGACCCCAAATGTATCTAAAAGAATAGCAGGTGATAGCATATTATCTAACAAATCTGAATCAGAAAAGAACGGATTTATGTTAGAATATGAAGGATCCACTATGAAAGTTAAGTCAACATCAGAGATAATCAACAAGGACGAGACAATAGATCAGTACAAGGATATAGATGATGGATTAGAGGGATGGGGAAGCCTTTCTAAAATGTCTAAGAGTAGTTCATCTCCTATCAAGTGTGCTTTTGGTAATAGTGTATATTTTATAGCATCCAGAGTTTATCCAAGCATAAAGATACACGTGAAAAGAATGAATTCAACAGACTTTGCTCAAATGCCTCAGGAGGATAAGAGCAGATGTTATAATGTAAAGAATTCTTAATTTCAATTATTTTACGAAAACAAAACTCATTTTGATGATATAATCTTCATGATTATCATATTTGAGGGTTGCAGAAATTCCGGTAAAACATTTCTCAGTAAACAGATATCTGAGGATTTGTACATACCTAGATTCCAATTTGATTTTGTTGAATACTTTAACGGGCTTAATCTGGAAAGCAAAGAAAGCGAATCTGCTCACTCTTTTTCTATGGGCAAGGATTTAATGCTAATGCAATTAAATCGGGATGGCTTCATACAGGAGGATGTTATCATAGATCGTGGATTTCTCACAGTTCTTTCTTGGGGATTGCTAGAGAAAAGAATAGATCTACCTACTTCAAGGAAGCATCTTGGTCTTTTAAACTCTAATGGCTTAACAAAGGATATCCACATCATTTACATAGAGGGTGATAACCCCGACCAATCAGATAGAAATAAGGATATGTGGGATGACGTAGAGAAAACAAACAGTGAGAAGTTTGCTTATGAATTTATACTTCATCAGATATCTTCTGAACACACTGACATAAAAGTAACAAGATTCAGAAACGAATTTAATGAACAATCAATACACGATTTAGCAAAAATTATAAAGAATGTGCGGAATAATACTAGCAACTGAATTTAACTCAACGGAGGAGATGTTAAATTCTATCTCTCATAGAGGAATTGAAAGAACCGATAAAAAACTAGAAGGTGTTACACTATGCCATCATAGATTGCCTATCCAAACAGTGGAAGGTGATAATTGGTACCAACCAAAACAAATATCAGATGGTATCTATATGCTTTTTAATGGTGAGATTTTCAACTATGATACTAATGCATATTCCTCCGATATAGAGTATCTTTGCAATCTTTTTAGCTCTTATAATTTCGGAGGCGTTGAAATGTTTTCAGCTCTTTTCCTACCACATATGCAAACATGGGATGGCTTTTGGGCGATTGTCATATATGATTCGAAAACAGGCGATGTTATTTGCTTTACTGACCCATTGGGTAAAAAATGCCTATATGTTAATAAAGAAGGCGAGATATCCTCGGAGATAAAAGGTGTGCATCGTCAGGGATATTCCATAGACGATACTTATATTTCTAGCGTTAGAAAGTGGGGTTATAACACTGACAATAGAACTCCTTATAAGGAAATAAAAAGAATACTTCCTAATAACATCTACTCTTTTAACATAGTATCTCCTATGTTCCAACAGGTTTATCAAAAATACTGGGAGGGATTCGATTCACCTATTTATGAGCTTCGTGGTAAATCATACGAGGAACAC